ATTTGTGCCATCAACATTAGAAACATATAGGGCATTAATTTTATAAACTTGACCACTAGCTCCAGAGTTAGTAACAATGGCAGTAGCCGAAGTTGTTACAGCAAGAACCGCTGTTTTGCCTGTGATTGTTGTTACGTTAACTATATTTGGTGCTGCCATAATTTTTCCTTAACCGCCAAAAACTATTGCCATTGCAATAGATTTTCCTGTTGATGCTTTTGTATTTAATTGTGTCTGAATTGCGCTGGAAACTCCGTCAAGGTAGCCAATCTCGGTATCGGACACATTCGCTACCACTGCTTGATAAACCGTTGGTGTAGCCCACGCAAGACCTGTTGCAGTACTAGAGTTTGCCGTGAGAACAGTTCCGTTTGAACCAACAGCCAATCTTGAAATAGTGTTATCTGCAGTGCCAACAACAACATCACCTTTTGCATCATATGTATTCAAAACAGCATTTAATGGAGCAACACCAACTTCAATCCAGTTTGTTCCGTAGTAAATGTAAGTACCACCAGTATCTGAATCAAACCAAATTTGTCCAGCGATTGGGCTTGTCGGAGCAGAAGATTGAACTTGAGCAACCATTGCGCTTGCACCCAACTCAATCCATTGAGAATCGTAGTAAGTAAAAGATTGTGCGGTATCTGAATCAAACCACATATTTCCTTCTGCAGGAGATGCTGGTGGTGAAGAACTTACGGTTACAGAAGTAATTCCTGCCCCAGCACCAATTTCAATCCACTGAGAGTCATAATAGACAAATGTTTTTGCTGTATCTTCATCAAACCATATTTGCCCAGACTGTGGTGATGCAGGGGCGTTTGCGGAAACAGTCGCCCCACCAATAATTGTTGCGTTAACCCACTGTGATCCATTCCATTTTAAAAATTGACCAACAGATGCACTTGCGATTGTTACATCTGAAAGGTCATCAATTGAACCAACTGTGCTTGCTACTCCAGGGACAAATTTAGTTCCATTAAATTTAAGAACTTGACTAACTGATGCACTTGTAGGATCTATCTCAACACCGTTTACATACAAACCTTGTGCTTTGAAGGTATCGTCAGTCTTTAATATGTCTGCTGAAACTCTGTAAAGGTTGGTATCACCAACTACAGCACCAGAACCCCAAAGTAATTTACCGCCAGCTTCTAGGACTAAACGTGATTCAGTTTCAGCGTTAACACCAATTTCTACAGCAGAGGACGCTGCAGAAGCAAACTTTCTGGCTTTAATTTTTTCTAAAAATGTTGTCATTGGGCCTCAACCCTCGTCTATGTTCTAAACAACCCCTCAAGATTGTTTATATTTACTTAACCTATTACTACGACTCTGTATTGATTAGTTGTTGGTGCTACGGCAAATCTAAGCGTTACTGTATTTGAGCCAGTAACTTCCATATCTGGAATGACCATGATAGTACTAGACACTTCGTACACGCTTACGTGTACATCTTGAGTACCTAGACTGTGTGTAATCGTATAATCAACAGCAGAGCCATCTCCAAATGTTGTTGCATAGCGGGTCATGAACCCTAAGTTTGTTTTTGCTCCAGCAGCAGTACTTGCTCCAGTACCACCATCTGCAACAGCAACATCAGTGCCATTCCAGATACCAGTAGTAATTGTACCAAGTGTTGTAATGCTAGATTGACCTACATACGTTGAGGCAATATCAACATCATTAGCATTTACGGTGATTCGCCCAGCGGTACCGATTACATCAATAGTGTTGCCAGACTTAGTAAGACCAGCTCCAGCAGTGATTTGTCCAGCTCCAGAGAATTGTACAAAAGTTAAGGAAGTAGACCCAAGTGTTATTGTGTCATTAGTTGTAAGGACAAAACCACTATCGGCGTTAACTGTACCTTCGGAAACAAAGGTAAACATGCCAGTTGTTACTTCTGCAGAAATATCAGCGTCACTAGAACGTGACCAAGCACCCGCTGCTACATCATAAATACCGTTAGCTGAAGATGTGCTTTGGTCTTTAACAAGAATGCGGTCACCTGCGATTACGCTGATTCCGTCAATTGTCTGAGTTCCTGATAAAGTGATGTTTGCAGTTGTAGCAACACGAACAGATGCTTTAACATCCAATCCAGAGCGAGCGGCGTCAACATACGCTTTAGTTGCGGCGTCTTGAGCGCTGGTAGGGTCAGCAAGACCAGTTATTTTTTGACTATTGAATGCAAAAGACGATACAGGGCTAGCTAGTTTTTCAAAAGCAATAGCTGCAGCTGCATTAATATCTACGTTAGTGATTGTTCCATCAAGAATTTTGTCACTAGTTACAGCACCAGTAGTAATATCTCCTGCTACTATGCTGTTAGATAGGTTTAGTTTACTGTAGGCAATTGCGGCTGCAGCATCTATATCCGCATTAACAAATGTTCCCGAAACTGTCTTCCAGGCAGTGCCATTCCAAACGTAAATTCGCTTATCTCCAACGGTAGAGTTGAAGTATATTTGTCCTTCTACAGGAGATGAGGGTGCACTTGCTAATGCTTGAATTTTCGCATTTTGCAGTTCGTTTTTGTTAAGGTTTACATTATTTAAAAACTTAGGCATTGTACATCCTTATGACAGATAGGCCGAGCCACTAAAGGCCGCAGCAAAGTTTACCATTAATGAGTTAAGGCTGAGATAGGTGACATCACCAAGACAAGTGCTTCCACCACTATCTACAACAGCTACACCTGCTGGGTAATACCCTAAGTTGTGAGTAATTGTCCATGTTGTTGACGCTGCTGACTGTGTATGTTGGTAATAAGTTACTTGTCCAACTGGAAAAGTAAAGTTAAGAGTTTGTGTTGGAGAAGTACCCGTAATTGATACCGCTAATGGTCCAGCGCTTACAGTTCCAACAGTTAATGCATTTGGTGGACCAGCAGCTCCTGGATCAGTAACTTGAATAACATCAGTACTTTTTTGAGTTACCGATACAGTTTTGCGCTTCCTAACAACTTCTACGGTCATACTGGTTCCGTAGATGTAGCTGCTTCAACAATAAGCGCTCCTTTGACTAACTGATCCCAATCTCCTACAGAATCTTGGACAAAAATGTCATAAGTGTATGTTCCTGCAGCAATATCGTTTTTGTTAGATATGTGCAATTCTAAAGTAGCCCCACTGCTTGGAGCAAGATATCCACGCTTATTGGCTGGAGTTAGGGCAATGATAGTATTTTCTGCAGGAACAGACGCATACCATCTTAAATCTAGTACTGTGGTTCCAGCAGAGTTCTTTGCTTGCATGAATGCGCTTTGAATCGCCAGAAGAGCACTTTCTTCGTCACGCCACGTAAATACACGGCGGAAATCAGTTCGTTGTGTATAGCGTAATTCCATAGCGTCGTCATCCTCCGATGGGGTAACAGATGTATAACTAGATACGTTAATTGTGCCTTTAGCAATAGGTTGATAAAGTTCATCAACTGTTGCCCATACATCATACGCCAAATTACCTTCAGGCAAATCAATAGTCTCGTCGGCGTTTAAAGAAAGCCTGACGTTATTGTTTCCCATTACTTCTGCATTTATTTCTTTTTTGTAATTGGAAGTTACCTGTACATAAGCGTTTGGATCAGTTGCCCCAACACGCCAGTGAGTTCGTCGGCTCTTTACACATATTTGCCTATTCCATGGAAGACCTCTAATCAAGTCATAATTGATTACAGTCACCATTAGTAAACTCCCTCGCAACAGGCATCTCGGCTACCGCAGTTTGGACAGCGGTAGTGAGCGTGCTCAGGGTTCATTCGTACTCCGCAGTGTATGCACTGCTCGCTGCAATCTCTAGTAGGCGTGTCCACCTACATAGTTTACTCTATTTATTAGGGTACAAGATTGCGTGAGGTACACGATGGCGTATATTACTTTCCATATAAGTGTTGCCCTCTTCCCATGCCTCATCGCTGTCAAACAACCTGAGAACATGTACGCAAGGATCGTGCCCTTCATTAAACTCAAATTCTTCGTCTACGGTTAGAGGAACACCATCATGGGTTTCACAGGTTGTGTATAAACACCATTTGTGATCTATTCCATACTCTAACCATGTATCAAAGTCCATCTCTTTTTTCTTAACCACTTTTTGTCTCCTAGGATACTTGTAATGTGACTTCGTATATTCCATAACTAGTTTGATCAATAGACAATACAGATATACGACGATAACCCTGCGCTTGAGCCATCTTAATAGCCTGGTCCCTAGCATCGTGCATCGCTGGAGTATTGATTGTATAAGTTGATACCACAAGTTATCCTCTGAGTCTAGTCGTGTCAATCATTTAAAGTTCTGTAATGTCAATCATTTTTATAAAATTTAGGTATTTTTTTGTGAGTTTGTCTGTCTTCGTGTTCTCTTCTGTTTCTTTTACCAACATGAGTGTAAGAAATTTCGTCATCATCCAATTCCTCAGAATAGGAGAATTGATTACTTAGTTTGTTTTTGTTCATCTTTAGGTAGGTACCCTAATATTGTCCACAATTTAATTTCTTTGTCAGAAAGTTTGTCAGACAATCTTGCCATAGAGTCTTTTATTCTTTGTTTTCCATAATTACCAAGTCCGTGTTGTTTTGTCATTTTATTAGTGTAGTACATCTACTCAAAGCCAGGAAGTTTTGTTTGTTCTGGGCCTTTGTACCTCGTTGGATCGTTTTCTTTATAAAATTTATGTGCATCCAAACCTGCCTTACCCAATCCCAAATCATTTAATGTTTTACGAACATGAGCGTGGTTGTCGTACATATGGCCAAGAAGTAAGGTATTAGCAATGTGTCGTGCTTCTGGCGTATTTTCGCTTATTGCGCTCCGCCTACGTGGGTTTTTTTGGGTATGCTTGTTATACAAAGATTCACGAGAAGGAACTTGATTTAGGTCATCTATTCTTGGGTTTGCAGCTGTATGTGCTGCCATCGCTGCATACAGAGCCTTAGATGTGTTATTAGCAAAACCAGAAAATGTAGTTGAATAACCATAATTAGAAAATGATTTATCAGTTTTTCCTTGTTCAAGAAGTTCCCTAGACACATCTTTTTGAATATTATGTGCAAAAGCAAAACCGTCAGCAACTCCTTCCTGCGCAGGGTCTGGTCTTCCAGAAACCAAACGATTTTTAACCCAAGTACGTGAACTTCTCTGATTATACGGATCACCTAGATTGGGGTCAAAATGATGACCTAGTTCATGGACTAAAGTTTCTTCGTCAATACCGTCTTTTCCTCTTTTAAGAATAACACGTGCTGGTATAACTTCTTCCTGTGAACCTTCGTGCCCTACTATTTTATGACGAGTATGAAATATTCTTATAGACTCACCATTCTCTTTGTTGCCATCATACACTTCGTGTTTTTTGACTACGATATCTGGATCTGTAACATCTTTTCCAGAACCAGGCCAAACATTGAAATGGTGTCCTGGTGGTAATACTGTTTCCCCTCCATATTTGTGCTTACCGTAGCCAGCCCTAAAGTCGGGAATATCATCTGTTTTAAGATAGGGACTTTTATCAAAAGCACTTCCATCTGGTGTAACAATATCTGCAATTTTAAAAACACCATCTGCAACATAGTGCTGGGAATCCCAGTAAACATCTTTAACCTGTTCTGCTAGTTCAGGGTTTGGAATAGGCTGTAACTTTAAGCCTGTACGAACAGTCCTAACTTGTTCGGGCACTTCTACTTTTTCATATGATTCTTGATATGGAAGTCTAATCTTACTCCCGCTTATGTGCCCACGAGTCATGTTTGTATTTGCAATACCTAATACGGGTTTTGGAACAAGGTGTTTTTCTATTTCGTAAGTAGAAAGGTTTGAGTTGTCTAAAGCATCTGTATAAGCATCTATTGCTTTATTTGTTGCTCGTTTTGAAAGTGGTTTTCCTGCTGACCTTGCATCTGCAGACATTGAAAGTCCAGCTCTTACAGCATATTTTTCTGGGTCAGCCATTCCAAGACCTTTTGTAATTGCTTGCATACGCCGTTCATGCGGCACTAGAGGATCATTTTTTGCTCCAGTTCCCGTTTCTGGACTAAAGAGCATTCCTTGGGTTGGTGTTGAAGTTTCCCCAGATACCTTTGTAACTTTAAAAGGTTCGTTAGGTGTAGACATCACGTAGGACGTCATGTTTCCTTCTTCGCCAACCCAATGAGTATTTTTAAACTGAGGTCCTAAAGCCATTCAACAAGTATAAACTATTTTTACTAACCGCCATTAGAATAAAAACCTTTACCAACAAGGTTTACTGCTGGGGCAAAGTAAACTGGTTTAAGTTTTTCCCTACATTCTAAGCAGTGAATTACATGTTGATCTTCTTTTATGTTGCGTTCTTCTTCATGAACATGGTTATTAGGGCATTTATATTGATAAGTAGGCATATAACAAGTATACTGAGTAGATGGCAACATCAAAGAAAAAAGAAACACCAGCAACTCTGGCAGCAGGCGGTGCTCCTCATCGCATATACAAAAAAGATGGAAAAGTTATTGTTGACCACCTTGGTAAAACCAAAGGTAAGTACGACAAACTTAATTTGACTGATTTGGCTGGCGCTAAAACGGTTAAAGAAGGTGTTAAAGCAACTAAAGATTGGCATAAAAAGAACCCTCATAAAAAATAATGAGTAAACACGTTGCGGATATCCCTAAACCATTTTATTGTCATGTACAAAACGAGTTTTTGTACAATTTTGAAAAAGGTTTTGGAGAATATACAGCTTGTTTAGTCTATGGCTTATCTGCAATCCCTAATAGAGCGTGGGGTTTGTCCCTACTTCTAGAAAACGGCGCTTTAGTACAACATGTGCCCATTCACGCACTTACTTTTCGTACACCTGCCATACACCACCACCCTCTTGACCACCTGCAAGTATGGAGTTGCTACGGACAAGACTTCACTACTCATGAATATAGCGCCCTTTCTGAATTAGCCGTGAAGGTATACATGAAAGAAGGGGTCTGGGAGACAGGTAGATACATGTTTACTGCTGCTCCTTACGGTGATATGTACTCATCAACACCTGATCAACACAAACATTTTAATTTTGTTCGCTTAGATTGTGGTCGTATAGGGTCTTGGCCTGGTAATCGTATGCTTATATTTGATGAATCTTTTGTCAAACTGACAGAAGAACGCCCAAAATATGTTACAAATACTAAAATTTGGCATCCAGAAGGCTTTGATGTGGCTAACCCGTTTGATAAAGTGATCTCTCCAGACACTTCTCTGTAATCATCTATACTTAGATAATGACTGACCCTAGACATCTTGGCCCTCAATTTCGTTGGAAAACTGACGAAAACCCTAAAGGTCACACTTATATAGATGATGAAGCCGTTGACATAGATGAAATCCACAAAAATGTAGGATTTGTTGAACGTGACCCCGCTTATTTACTAGAGAAGCATAAAGCAAGGAAGAAGTAATGGCTGCACTTGAGCACCTTCAAGGAAAACAACTCTCCATGTTCCTTCCTGCCAAAGTGCTGCGTGGTATGCGTCCCCATATGGAAGACATTGACTCTGAAACGGAAGGGTGGGATGACTATAAAGAACCAGGGGTAGCAGGCCCTGGTATGCGTAATAAAAAACGATTTATGTGGCAAGTCAAGTTAGACGAGAGCAGTGATGACAACTTATATGACTCAATCGCTTTTGAGGGAGTACATACTCCAATACTTATCCAACATTACGGTAAAAACAAAACCCGTTTAGCGGAAGGACATCATCGGGTTGCTTCCGCTTACGATATTAATCCAGATATGGAAGTCCCCGTAGAACACGAAACTCGCACACACTTTAGACGGGATGATGTGTAATGGCTGCGCACGAAGGTATAAATTGGGATCAGTTTTCTAATAGTCTTGAAGTACATGAACCATATCTGGGCACAGATGAAGCAGATGCACAAGAACAATGGTCGCTTGGTCGTGGAAAATGGCCTACTCCATACATAAAAGCGGTACAACCTAGGTATGAAGAAGCATATCAAGCGCTTCAATACCATCTAAAGAATGAAGTAAACCTTCCTGATCAAGTTCAGGTAACTCATAGAGGAGATGTACCTAAAAACGCCAAAGTAAAAAGTGGTTCAATATTCCCTAATTGGTCTGGCAACAACCCAGATAGTGAGTATGGCATACATCATTACGGACAGAGCAGTAGACTGCATATTCATTTAGTTCCTCGTGAACACATCATTGGGGTAGGTCATGAGGGTGAAGGCGAAGTGTTTTTTGACGAAGGTGCTAAAAAACCTAAAAAGAAAAAGTAAAGCCCTTTACACGGATTTTTTTTAATTCGCCCTTATTAACCATTATTGTTGTAAGAGGTATACTTGTGTAATGCCAGCACATGAACACCTTCAAAATCAATTATTCACTGGACAGGGATCAGTTGACGCTCAACGTCGCAAAAGACTCCTTGCCTCGTCACAACGAGCTATGGAAGACATTGACTTCGCTGTTGATAATAAGCCCTACCCTAAGAATGAGGCACTAGAGGCATCTGACATTAAGAGATGGGGTCCAGACCCTGATCCAGTAGACCCTGCCAATCCAACTATTTTTAGGTTTAAAGGTGGTTGGGACCCTCACATCAATGGTGACTTCTATCGCACCAGCGAACAAGAAGGTGCTGGAGCTGCAGAGTATACCCTTGAAAACAATGATCGTGAAGACAGAGTAAATGTGTTTGGAAGTACTGAATACCATCCATATAGGTTTAATGAACTAGACATAGATGAAGATGGTCCATTACATGGTCTTGCGCAACCAGCAACAAGCGAAGGAAATAATTGGGCAGATAGCACAAAATCACATATGTACATGTCTAAGAAAGAAAAAGCTGGTGCTAGACAAAAGAAGGATGAAGACGAAGCAGATGCTCATGCAATGATTAAAGAAAGTTTTGCTCGTGTTAGAGGGACTTATCCTGACGATAACCACGGACGTGACTAATGCCATCTTCAATAGAATATCAATATGATCCAGGCAACAGGTCAGTACCCCATAGGATCAATGCAAAACTAGGAACTGAGACAGTTGGGCGTTTAGAGTGGCACGGTGATCCTGAAGATATTTATAACCACGTAGAAGAAATAGAAGTAGACCCCACCATGCGTAGACAGGGCATTGCGACTGGAATGTGGAAGCATGCTCATCACATCTCTACACAGTTTGACGATGTAGCACCACCAAGGCATAGTTCAAACCGTACCAACGAAGGCGATGCTTGGGCAAAGGCAGTGGGTGGGCATGTACCTACCCGTATTCCCGCAGTGACGAAAGAAGTAGATTAGGTCTATTTAGCGGGTCGGTTGGGCGTGTCCAGTTTTTTAACTAGGTCTATCTGGTACTTCTCAGTTGTTGGCGCCTGGGTCCTCCGCCCCAGCCAACCCTAAACCTCTACTTAAGGGTGGGGGTCTAACTCTCAACCACTACTAGAGGGTTGAGACTTACGGCTACCACACGGCGTACCACTACCACCACACGGCGTACACATACCTCCATGCCACTGTAGATGGCATTGATTGACAGATCGTGTGGGCGATTATGCGCACGCATTTATTTCGCCTGCACTCAGATAGCCAGTCTGCTGTAACTAGGGCTTAGAACGCATCGTGGAGCGTCTCAGGATGTCCACGATCCTACGAATAGGTCTATGTCCACGAGCCTGCACATGATTGGGGACTATGGGGAGCGTGTGTCACCGAGTCACTTCACCAGTAGTTGATATCGCATTGCTGGTGACATATCTCGCTACCGAGTATGTCATCCAGTATGTCATCGGTATGTCTTCTCTCATGTCTCATGGAGTGATTGACCGATCAAGTTCGGGCGAATTAATCAGGCCTGCAAATTGGGTGCGCAGGCTCGATCAGATTCCAGACTGCGCACTGGTGGAGGCTGTCTTCATCCATGCCGAGTGTTCTCATCTTCTCCTATCGCATCGTGGAGTGTGTCAATTTGAGTTTGGGCAAAAAAAAATACTCAGTGAGACATTGCTGACTCACTGAGTATTTTTACAATTCAAATTATTATTTTGATTCTGTCCATCCATAACTGGCGAGCACTGCATTCGCATTGCTGACATTCTCATCGTTGATCAAGTTGCCATCAAAGTTAAACTCAACTCCATCCAGCACCGCATTCAACACTCCGCACTTCGCATCAACGATTGCGAACAGTCGCTCATCAATCGTGAGATCACCTTCAATGCATCCGAGCATGATGTGCGAAACTACTTCACGAGTCTGACCACGACGAGCCAAGCGATCTTCACACTGCATCAAGTCTGCACTCGTCCAGCATCCTTCAGCGTTCACATGATGGCGACCACTGGTGAGTGTGATGCCAACTCCCGATGCGATGACATTGCCCACCAGCACATTCGCACTGCCACTTTGAAATGCTTCAACACTTGCATTCTTTGCCGAGTCACTCATGCCACCTTCAATGCGCACGACATTGCACATCTCGCCATTCGGCATTTCATATTTGGCGAAATGATTTACATAAGCCTGCGCAACTGCTCGGTGAGTACAAGTGATGAAGACCTGCTCATTCTCGTCCAGCAGATTCTTCACATACTGCACGACTCCAGCAACCTTGCCATGACCCACGATGTCACGCAATGTGTTAATCCTAGAAATTGCTTCAGCCTTCATCGCACGCTCTGCACTGGGTGTACCTTTCATGTCTTCAATGTATTGAAACAGATCTGCTTCAGCCTCCATGTACTTGTCGGCAATCGCTGGAGCAATTTCTATGTAGTGCTTCACACGACCCTTATTCGGGAGCGTGAGCACCTCGCTTCGCAATCTGCGAATCATGATGCCATCCTTGAGTCGTGCATGGAGTTCATCCAAGTGTGCGACTCCACGAGTACCAAAGCGATCAATTCTCGGTGCGAACTTGCCAAGAAAATAATCAAAGCCATCAAGATTATTTGTGGCGAAGTCATTCAAGCGATCAATCACCAGCAATGTTGGGATCAGATCCTTCGGATGATTGATCAATGCTGTACCACTCATGGCAACTCTGATCGCTCCTGCTGGCAATGCTCGTGCGATCTCCACAACTGCATCAGAGCGTTTGCTACGGGTGCTCTTCATGCGATGACACTCGTCTACAACTATCGCTTTCACAACTTCTTTCAACTGCGATTTGTAACCTTCAACTGACAAGTCGCCCATCAACAGAACATCACACTCAGGCAATGGCACTGGAGTACCACCGATGACTCGCTTTGATTTACGACCAGTCTTCGGATCTTTGACTTCAACAGTCTTTCCACCAATCACTGGAGTACCTTTGCCAGTGATCTTCTGTACATTCAGCGATGGTGCGAACATCTTGAACTCTTTGATCCAGTTCAATCGCAAGTGTGGAGGCACGACTACGAGCACTGGCTTCATCCCAGCCTCCACAGCAGACTTGATGATGCAAACAGCCTGCGCAGTTTTTCCAACACCCATCTCATCACCAATAAGGACTCCACGATTCTTGAGAACCATTTGCACAGCATCAATCTGATAATCACTCAGTGGCAATGCAGTTGATGCCATCGCAATTTCTTGCAGTGGCATCTGTGGTACTTGAACTGAATTACTTTTATTTGCGATGAAACTATTCAACGCTTGAATTGCATTTTGATTTGACATGATTTCCCCTTCTAGAGATATGTGACTTGCACCCCATAGTCTATGGGATGCAAGCCACTTTGCTACTTATTCTTCGGGACATTACAACACTTTTATTGCTGATTCTTCGCACACTCCGAACCCATACCACGAGCACGAGATATCTCGTCAGTGAGTGTTCTGCCACAGATGCAACAGCGTCCGAGATTGTCAGCGAAGGCTTTCATCGCATCATCTGACTGCTCAGTTGTCATTGCTTTCAATGTCTCAATCACTCGCACTGCTTCGCTCATGCGCACCACTGGACAGGACTCAAATGTCTGACCACCGAGTATTCGCTTGAGCACCATCAAGTCACCAGTTGCACGATGACTCGCTGTCAGCGAGTAGAAGTCAAGATCATTGTTGCCAGTGTGCGAAGGTAGTGCGAAGAATACCGAGCCACACTTGCGACACTGCTCGTGAACCCAACACTCAACTTGCACTGCGAGCACCGAGCCATCTTTAGGCTCACCACATTCGCCATCCTTGTGAAAGGTCAGCCATCGCTTGTCACTGAGTAATGCAATGCCAGTGTTCGCTGACACTGGATTACCACACAGTCCACAATCCTTGCTGTAGCGATTCATGATCACTCGGTCTGCTACGACTCCAGTGTGGGCGATTGAAATACTTGGTGCTTTGCGAGTTACTGATGGCGTGATTGCCAACAATTTCTCAATGAACTCTGACGCTTCACGACTTGATTGCAAATTGCAATTTCCAATGTAATCAATAACCGAGTTTGGATCATCTTTTACTTTTAGAAGATCAGCACGCTCGGTTACTAACTTGACGATGAAATCAGTTTGCTTCTTGGTGATAAATGTATTCATTATTTTCCCTTCTGTGAATTGAAGTAATCTGCCATCGCTTCAGCAGTGCCACACGCACTGCAAATCTCGGTGACATTATCTCTGCGAGAAATTGCCCCACAGTATTTTCCAGCGTGTTCACGACTCGGTATTGGCTCTGAACATATTGGACACATTTTAATTATGATTTTGTTTTCCATTTTGTTACCCTCCTCAAGGTAGGACTCCATCTTAACCACACAATCGTGGACATTACAACACTTTCATAAACGCCAAAATCCCCAGCATCGGGGGGTGATGCTGGGGACTCGGCTAACGCTGGTTGAAGGGGATTAAACCAGCGTAAGTTCTCGCAATCTGTCAATCACAACTGCATCATCTTGAGCCTGCTGTCCATTGACTAGGCGATTGTAATTTCGTCCTACTCGCTTCGCATCAGTGCCTGCGATGTGCTGGTTGAATGTGGTGAACGCCTGCACAACTCCGAGCGCAGTATTCTTCCAGTTCACAACACGCTCATCTGTTGCCCACAGTGCTTGCAAACTTTCACGCTTGCTTGTCTGCATTGTCACAGATTTCTTTGATGGTTGATCAAGTGTGCCTAAGCCCACAGTGATTGGGTACATCTGCTCTACCAGTTTAGTGAATTGATTGTCAGTGACTGACCACGCTGACAGCGCATTCAATTCTGCAAGCATCTCATCAGATGTTTGGTAGATGATTTCAAGCGCATCTCGTACTTCTGAGACACTGCCATCCAACATTGTTTTACCCTTATGGCGAAACTTGACTACAGATTTTGAGCCTTCTGATAATGCCATTTCCAAAGTATTATCGCAAACAACTGCTTGCATGACCCTTCTGTATGTAGTTGCAAGTGAACCATTGTGCGCAGTACTTGCCAACAGTGTTGGGCGAAATGCGAAGCCATCTTGAGTTGTGACATTCTCAGGTACAGAAATCTGAACCCAAGCCTTGCCACCCTTTTGAAGCAAACCAGCAGAATCAATTCCAAGTTCATTGGTGTCAAGAATCTGCTCAAGGTTCTTCAGCAATGCATCATCAAATTGATGGATGTTGAAGCGATCAGAGAACACACCAAACACTTCTTTTGTTTGGTCATGCATAACTGCTTTACGATTCTCAATTTGCTTGTAATCGCCTGCTTCAGTTTTGATGAACACTTCAGTCTCAACTGCTGACCAGTTGAACAATCGCCTGCGAACATCTTCAATCGGTACGAACTTGTCGTAATGGTTGCTCTCGCCTTCTTGCTCTGACTCACGCCAGTGCCATGCTGTTCCTCGCTTCAACACATTGCCAATTAAGGTCATGGTGTTGAGCCATTTGGTGGTTTCTGCTGACATTATTTTTCCTCCTGTTTGGTAAGCACGATTGCTTACATTCATAAATGTAATCTTGATTATTACGAATTGCAACCTCAAATGTACTTATTATTTAAGCCAACAAACATAAAGGCTGGGGCGATAAACCCCAGCCTCATGTTCTTAGTTTTGGACATTACAACAGTTTTTTAAGGTAAAGGGTTTTCCATCTTGGGAGCACCAAACAAACTATTGCGGAGTTCATCAAAGATCGTGGTGATTGCTTTCATGCTGTGATCCACTTGCAAAGTTGAATATGTGTAATCCAACGATGCTTTTTCTTGTGATGATTTTTTAAGAGCCTCATGAACTATTTGAGTGATGAGATTACGCAAGTCAGAACCATTTTCAATGAGTTTCTTGGTAATCAATTCATCAATAGGTTCAACAAGTCGTTCAAGAAACTCACCTTCATCTACTGCATCTTTGATCTTGTCAGCCCAGTCAATGTCATCTGTTACATCAGTGATCTTGTCAGCGATGTCTAACTCATCAAGTGCTTCATCAATCATTGTGTTGATTTCTGATTTCTTTACGAAATCTTCAATGTCTTGTTCTCGCACGACATCTTCCATGTCTTTGCTGTTTACAAGTTCTACTTTATCAACATAATTATCAATGATTGCTTCAACCTTCTCCGTAAAGAATGGTGTATTGAACAGTTTCGTAATTGAAACTGAAAACGCATCTGCAAACTCTTCTGCTAAATTAGTCATTATTCCTCCTTGTTGGTTTTTGTTACTGGATTGTAAATGTAATGGTCAGATTGTTTGAAAGCAACCTGACCATTACAACAGTTTTAGACAGTCAATCTTCTTGCTTGAAGAACTCCAAGTGATACACCAGCCTCAAGATATTGCATCAAGTTGGTGTTCCAGTATTCGTAGGCTTTTTCCCATTGCTCGTCAGTGAGTCCCTCATTAGATGGTGGTTGAGGATCATGACCAGCGAAATCTACTACTACATTATTTCTGAATACTTCCCAGCCTGCGTACATATTTGACTCTTCGGTGTACCACATAGCAAATGTTAATTGTGGAAACATTCCTGAGATTAATTTAATTAGATTGCTTGCTGGTGACCATGCACTGGTGAACTCAAACCTAAGACCGTTGTACTCAGGGCAAAGTGTTCCGAACTCTTTTGGATTTGTACTTGTCTCAAGATCATCCAGCAAGTCAATACTGCACGCTCCCCACTTTGTACCATAAACTTCGCAAGCCCAGTCGTACCAGTTTTTGTGACCGTACTTTTCAAGATTTGCATTTTCTTGTTGTTGCAGTTTTTCTTGTGCTTCTTTATCGCCATTCCATCCTGCCATTGTGTTTCTTAATTCATCAGGACATTTGACAAGACTGTTGAAGTCAAAGAATAAATTAGGTTTAACTTCTCCATCAATGATCTCTTCTTCATAACCAGTTGTTTCTTTGATGAAACGATTAAGTTCTGAGTTGTCACCTGATATTTCTAAGTGTTGATAGCACCAATTCGGCATTTCGTTTTCTCCTTTGTTGTTGTGGATGTATTAATGTAATGATCGGATTGGCACATAAACAACCCGACCATTACAAAACTTACGGTAGAAACCTCATATTCTCTAATTCTGTTGTGCTCAAATACTTCACAGCAGTATTGGTTAGTTCTTCGGCATCCCAAACAACATCCCAGCCAGCGTCTTGAACATCAACGATCTTACTTAAATCAAGATGAGAATCGTAAGCATCTTCTATTGTCTCTGCTTCAACAACAACACCTACATCTATCATCTTTGATATGCGCACTATAAATTGAGCCATAAATTACTTTTCGTTAATAATTGTTATAGGGATTTTGTCTATCCCAGTAGTCTCGCATTTTCTGACTCTTCTGCACAGATTTGACAGTACGCAAATCAGTGGTTAAGGACATTACAGAAGATTTTAGTTTTTCTACTTCTTCTTCTAGTAATTGAATTGGATTGTTGTTAAGAGTTACACCTTCCAAAGTCAGTTTTCTAATTTCATAAGTGAGTTCTGGAAACTGAACTAACTGTTCACATAAAAGCATTACTTCATGATCTTGAACAGTGGCTGTTAAGAGTCCATCAATGACGCTGTTTATATCCTTCTTCAAGTTTCGCAACAACTGCACAAGTTGTGTTCGTTGTTCTATTGAGTATTCGTTCATGATATTTTTATCCCCATGATGTCGTTTGCGTAGTTGCGGATGCCCGAAAGTAGTTCTTCCCTGTAAACATTCCACAAGTAATCTGATGACAATATGTATTGCCCCAACTGGTTTAGTCGGTCGTCTGTTAATTCTTTTGCGAACCTGTATTCTGCGTCTTCGTAACCGCTATCTAAACGATTGGTGATTTCTTCACGCAACGCTTTCACACTGAATGCGATTGAGTTTGCGTAAGTGAGGTCGTTATTTACAAACTTCTCCAGTGGTGTTCCATACTTTTCAGCAAGTTCTGTAGACACGCTGTCTGCTCCACTTTCAATCCATGCAGATAGCAATGCAAATCCTTCGCTGTCTAGATTGTCTATGTCTACGATTGAACTGTCTTCTACGGAACAAACTGTTCCATCAGTTCTGTTGATTACCATTTTGTACATTACAATGACTCCTTTTTTAATTTTGCTATAAGCACATCTAACTGATCTTCGGAACATAAAGATGATAAAACACCAACAAGATATTCAACGGCATTATCGCCCCAGCCTGCTCGGACTAATCGTGATATTTCGTTATATCTGTTCAGCATGACTTCGTTATCGGGTTCTTCTTGATTGTGTTCTTCTTCCCATTCGCAATATGAGCAAGTGCCATCTTCGTTGTTCCAGTTGGCGCAAACACATTCGTGATGAGGATTGATTGTTTGATTGTCATATTTAAGATCGGCATATTCTTGTTCTGACATATCTTCGGGTGCTCTACTTCTCATAAATCACCCCTTGAGATAATGCAGACAAGCGACTAACTGCGTCAAAGCCTGCTGTGAATATAACTTCGTTCCAGTCTTGTTCAGCCTTCTCAATCGTGTACTCTTCTGTTTCGTCAAGTAACGACTTAAGCAATGAATCAAACCAGTCTCTTTGATACTTTACTGCTACCGCTAATTCACGGCATTCCTTCTTCCACTCTTTCTTTGTCATAATTACCTCCTTCTAAGGTATAAACAAGTTACCTACTTCAATCTGAAATAAACAACCTCAACTGCTAATAAAGTTTTCTATTGCTACATCTGAAAGATTTGATCCTACAACTTGACGAACATACCGATCATTAAGATTGTCATAAATTATTGAGTGAACTTCTTCTAATTCTTCTAAAGCCATTGGCAGTGAATGTAAAACTCCACGCTCTTCTGCTTCTCCACTGGTGATACCCTCCATGATGATGTCTCGGTAGCAGTTCAATGCAACCTCAATTATTTCCATGTGCTTATATGTGATTGGGGACATTACAACTCTTTTCTGTGATTTGGGATTTTTAGTGTACTGGCGAGTAGTCCCATCTCCACTCCGTCATGCTTTGACAGGACTACTCACCTATTTGATGCTCACAACAAAGGAGGTTGAATGAGCACCAAAATCTTTTAGTATTTGTTGTTTTTACGCCCAAGAATCCACTCTGCTTTGTAACCAAGCGATACAAGTGTTAAACCAACAAATTACTTCTTCGCAATAATTCTCATCAAGTTCACTCATTGGGGTTGATTCTCTTAAAAAATCTATAAGTCCTAACAGATCTCTTTTGGTTATCGGAGCATTACCGTTTTCATCAAACATATGAACAGATGAATTAATAAATTGAATATGAGTTTCATTATTCATTGTTTTCATTCTCCGTGTCTGCGATCATGCCGTAGTTGTGGCATGAAAAATCTTTTATGCTGGGTGAAACAGCAAGAAGATTCTGTAACTGATGCCAAGCATTATCTTCTGCCTGCTCCTCGTTTACTCCTTCACCATTTATTGATATTGAAAAATTGAACATGTATGTTTTCATCGTTTTTAGTTCTCTTTCTCACCAACAGTTGTGAGGACATTACAACAGTCTGCGCAAGTAAATCCGTCAGGATAACCAGTGTTGTAGGCTGGCTCAATAATCATTGCATCTTTATTTGCGTAACCACAACTCATGCAAACCAAACGCTCATCATCAATGACATATCCAATAGTTCGCTGATCACTCATCGTCTTGCTCCTCATTTTCTGCGATCCAGTCGTTCAACAAATAGAAGAGAACATCGTTGCCCATTTCCACAACTCTGTTCTCTAAGTATCCTGAAAGTTCGCCCATAACAAAGTCGCACTTATCTTCCGACCAGTCAGGGTGAAACGCTTGAATGTCTGCGCCTACCCATTTCACTGTGGCTTCGTTCATTGCGTTACCTCCTCAATTCCCAAGATGGTGAAATTGCTGTCTTCATCATGCTCAGTGATTCTTTCATTTGCTTCGTAGCCATTGTCTGCCCAAATCTGTTGGGCTTCGTCAGGGCTTTGCGCTTCAACATAGTAAGCAGTGTAAGTTTGTTCGCTTACCATAATTTTGTATTTTTTAGTTGTCGTATCCATCATTCTCCTTCTAACGGTTGTATGTTTTGCTTCGTACACCAGTGATCGTAACAGTCATCGCACAAATAAACATCTTCTTCGTAAATGCGCTCAGAATCTCTTTCAATGAGATAAACATTGCCATGTTGATCTGTGTCTTCAGTGATTACTTTGTCGCTTTCTATTGGTGCAAGATTCCAGTCTTCAAGCATTTCAACATCACATCCAGTACAGATTTGCGTTGTTGCTAGCATTACTTCCTCTTTTGTTTTGCTGGTGCTTTTAATGGTGATTTGAGTCTTGCAAGTTCTCGCTCTAATCCTGAGCCTTCGCAGTTGTCAAGCAGACTGTAAAGACCACTAACCCACTTCGCAACACTTACTGGTACAGGTGTTGTATTTAAGTAAGTTGCATAGTCGTTGATTACGCTCTCTACTTCTCTTGACAGCCCTGATCCTTCAACATTTTTTGTAATGTCAAGAACCTCAGTGATAAAAGTTTTGTAATCTTTCATTATTGTTTCTCCTTTTGTTTTCGTTTTCTTTTGCCTTTGAAATTGTATTCATCTATCTCAACCCAATTAGATGTGTCAGTTTCTATGTACCCAGCACTGTTCATGTATTGTGGGTGAGCAACTGCACTAATTGTGTTGGGTTCTCCACAAGTGTGGATATTTATGTCCCAGTCTTTTGAGTAAGAATAAAATAGGTCTTGTCCTTCCGTGACCCAACCATTGTCTACCAATGCCGATACATATCCTTTTACCCATACTCGTATCAACTCTAGTTCATGTTTTTCTAATACTGGAGTAATCATTTGATTGCGAACCACCAGTCATCCTCCTTTTGCTTGTTGTCATCTGCACTTACTTGTATTTCGTATTCTAAGGATTTGTCATATTGCTCTTCTGTAACAAAGTAACCAATCCTGTTTACAAGATGGTATCCGTTAATTATGTAAGTTCCACCATCACCATCAACATATGTCCAAATGTGATCGGTGTAGTGAGAGCGAACAAAATCTAACTCTTCTCCATAAGTTTCAAACATAATTCCATTAAATGAAGCGTTGTCATCAAATGTGTTTTTTATTGGTTTGAACTTTTCTTCCCATAAGTCCATAGTCAGACCTACCATTGGTTTACTGAGTGTCATTGCATTCTCCCTTCTAGAGAATTAATACATTACAGAACTATTTAGTGAATTGCAACCTGTTTATTATATGTAGTCACAATCAACTGCGTAAAGATGGACAATCTTTCCATACTCTGTTTTCATCGCATAATACTTTCCGTATCTGTCCTTAAAACCTAACTCATCAACGCAGTTAAGAAACTCCATGTTTTCTACATCTTTTGAAGAATAGAAATCTTCCGTGTTGTTTGCTGGAATAGATACTCCTTGCGCTATCAAATCTTGTCGCATTCTCACAACCAACATCAGCAACCTCCATTCTGTTCTGCAAACTTTTCTCTTCTTCGTAAGTTGCGTCTAGTCTTATTAGTCGTGTTGCCCCAAATACCTATGCAATGATTGTCAATGGCATATTGCAAACACGCTTTTTGAACAGAACAGTTATTGCAATAAGCAAATGCTGATTTAGCACTTTCTCCTCTGCCGATAATAAATATGTCTTTAGGAGCATCTTTACAGTTTGCAAACTTACGCCATGATTGACCATATTTTTCGGTGACAGTAAATGCTGGTAACTCGGTTTTTCTTTTTGTCATAATTGTGTTACACCTCCTCTTCAAAGAAACTCTCTGCTTCAAAGAAACCAAAGCAAGCACCATCATCATCACTAGCACCAAAGTAAAAACCTTCGGGTGCTATTCCGTTAAGGACGGTAAACAATGTGTCTACCAGTTCGTTACTCCCCGCTAAATCTTCTGCTTCTGTTCCCATGCTGTCAATGACATCGTTCCATTCGTTGTACACCTTTGCAAGCAGTTGCTTGTTGTTCTCATCAAGAACTGACATAAACTTTCGTGCCAAATCTGAGTTCTTGAGTGTGCCTTCTGATACGACAACATTCTTCCAGTCATCGCTCAGATCATTAATTTGTTCCAGTGTCATGTCAATGCCTCCACAAGTTTTTCTAAATCAGAACCCATCCACTCTTTTAATTTATCTATGTCATCTGTTTTTGCTAAGAGTGTTATCGCTGTGCTAAATACATTGCTCGTTGGCTCAATCAAAAAAGCAACTGCATATGGCATGTGCTGATTTAACGAACAAACTTCTTCCATCCATTCGTTGAATGTTTGTTTCCGTTTTGCAATAGCATCATCCCAACCACCTGTAGTCCAACCATCGGTTACGGTATCCCAACCTTTTATTTTTGTTTCAAAATATCCACGCCAATCGCTGGTGCTGATCCAGTCCCTAGTAATTTCAAGGTTGGATGGTATGTCATCACCATATTCAGTTATCCGAATGTGGTTGCCAATGTAGTATTTTCTTAACTCGTTATTTTCCACAACAAGTAAAGTTGATGGATGCTCCATGTCTGCTGACTCGCAAGACTCGCATAACGGAGCATCTTGAGTATGACTCCAAGTCATCTCATCATGTTCCTCATTGCACTCTACGCACTTTTCCATTAGTGACCTCCTTCTAAGGTTGGATTAAGAGACTACAGGTCGTTATCGCTTTTAACAACCTTCTTCTTACCTATTAGTAATGGTTGATAGGTATTGTTTGAATTAGGGCAAATATGTAATGGTGGTTCAGTAATTGTTGTATATGTGGTTATGGCTTCCGAGCAGTTCGGGCAATGCCAGTGTTCAGTTTTAGTCATATATTGGTTATGGCTTTAAAGCAGTCCACGGCAACCAGCCTGCGACATCATAAAGTAACTTACCAGCCTTAAGGTTAGTCAGTGGGTCAAGCAATGGTTCTTGAGTACATATATCCATTTGTTTACAGACTAGCCCAGCATATTCTTTATGATCTTGTTTCCAGTGAACCCCATTGATCTGTAATAGACCACTATCTGATCTGTGACTCCATTCGCTTACGCCTGTGATGTTGCAGTCTTTGTCTACCTTGTCCCCACCTACCCTGTTTGGGCAACAACCTGATTCTCGTAGTGCGATCTGTTTAAGTTTTCCGATCTGCTCTACCTGCCAGCCTGCTTGCAGTGCCAGTTTTGGTAGCCATGAGCAATCTCCCCATTTATAAGTGACAGCAGGCATTACAGGATTTTCGTTTAATGTTGAGTAACTGATTATGTTATTTACTTGTTTAGGCATTACAGAACTATCCTCTTCGGTTAACGCAGGGCTAACACCAAAAGATAGAAGTAGGTTGAAGATGGATAAAACAATAACTAACGGTAATTTGTGCACTAAGCATCCTTTGTCCAGTTAATAAAAAAGACCCTACAAAACACATAGGGTCAAAGCCTGTTAAGGGCGTGTATCTAGTTTACCTCATTAGACTTACCAAACATCGTTTTGTGCACATTTTCTATATCTGTAAAAGGCTTACCAGCACTGGGATACAGAGATTTATTTATTATTTTTTCAAAGTTTTTCGTGTGAGCGACAGAACATTCTTCACAAGAGCATCCTTGTCTAAAGCGTTGTGATGATCCGTGTCGTGCAAGATGCTTGTCAGTTTTATTAAAATATGATGAGCGTTCCGTTGGAGTTAAGCCACCCCACATACCATGAACTTCTTTTTCACCAAGTTTTAAACATTCTTTCCAAACAGGACAACTGTTGCAAACTGTTACAGCAACATCATAAAATAATCGTTGCTCTGAATATCCTTCTATCGGAGGAAACCATAAACTTCCATGCAGTTTCCTACACGCTGATTTATCAAACCAATTAGGTGTTTCCATGTGGGTTAGCCTCTCGGTATAATACGAGGGCAATGATGGCGTAGGCGGCCAAATCCATTAAAGAGTCTTCAATTCCTTCGTTGACTAAAGCACTACCTTTCGCAGCGTTTTGCAAACGGACAACTTTGTCATTGGCTCTTACCAGTGTTCCAATCCATGCTGGGATTCCCCATTGCTCAGAAGAACGCACATTACCTAAAGTGTCTATGCCTATTCCGTAGTCTCTGCCTTTTCTGTCATGGAGTAAAGCCATTTCTTCCAGCACCTGAAAGAACATGGGATGACCATGCAAGTGTTCAAACATTTTGCTCATACGTCAGGATCTGACTCAAGCCATGTTGTTAATTCATCAACATGGTAAAAGATAGGTATACCGACTTTCTTGGCTTCAACTATTTCTCTATCAGCACCTTGAGAAATGCCACCGAGTCGTAAAATAGCGTCACAGCGTCGCATAACCAATAAACAATACTCAGACCAAAAAGATGGTTCATGAGGCATTACAGTATTCCACAGCATTACAAGATGGGGAACAATAGGAACGCAAACACCTGACACATATAACTCGTCGGCTGTGCGTATTGCTAAATTGGTATTCTCTATAGGGTCTGGAAATGAGTAGGGAGCAGAAATGTAGACATGGGGCAACAAAAGATGTGCCAATGTCCTTAAACCACTTTTCTCGTTTTCGTCCAGATCAGGGTTACGAATATCTTCAGAAAAATTACGCATTGTATAACCAGACTTTTCAATCATTTTATCCTTATTGTGTACAGTTTGTGTTTATATTACTTAGACGACTTAGTATTCCATTCTGAGATTGCACGAACCATTGCTACCATATGCCCAGTTAGGTCTTCTGAACCATCCTGTAATGCCTGACAGTAACTATTGGTTGATGTGATAACGGCTTGGGCGTAAGTTACCTTACGGAGTAAGGAATCTACTAATTCTTTTAAATCAGCCTTATCTTCGTTTGCCCGTTCTAGAGAGTTTTGCAAATCTTGGATAACTGCATATTCGTAAATTGTGTCTGTTGCCATGATTTCCTCGCTTTCTATTGGGTACATATCAAATGTACCTTACTTTGGTCAAGTTTGTCAGTTATCTTCGCTTAAGTCAAGTATTTCCGAGTACATAGCATCAGCCTGTTGGCGATTAAACCCACCATCGGTTAGTTGTTTGGTTGCGTTTCCCACACCGTTACCGAACAAACGACTCAAAACTCCACTGCTACCTCTTGCTTCAACTTCCAGTCTGACCATATCTCTAGTATCGGATATGTCTTTAAACTTCTCTACAAATGAGAACAATCTATCTATCTCATCGGACAATGCTGGGTCAAGCCCTTGTCCTTCAAGCTCTTCAGCAAAGCGAGCAAACAAAACACGACTTACTTGCATCTCTAACATTGCTCGTAATGCAGCTTGTAATTGATCTTTTGTTTTGATCTCAACAGGTAACTTAAAACCACATTCTGAATTCTCACGAAACGCAGGACAACGTGCCGAGAGATAGCAACTATTGCACTGTCTTAAAAGGTTAGAATTATACCTAATTGTAGATACTGATTCTATACTTATTTCCCCATCTTCTCCATGTTCTGCAAGGGTTTCTGCTAATGGACTTGAATACTGTTCCACTCCCATTATTGGTAATATCATCTTTTCTGTTTCGTGCCGCTTTTCTACCCCCCTTATAGCAACACTTGCACCCCCTTGTGCCACTTTTTGAGAAATTGCATTTTGGTCGGTATAGTTGCTATTGCTATCATTATCTAATAGACCCATTTCTTGTTCATCATCGTCTTTTGTGGGGTCATAGACCCCAAAAGTTTGATTCTCCCAAGCCTTCCATGACATGATTGCAAGTTTGGCTACTTCGTTATTATCATCTTGAATGATTGCATCTATGTCTAAACCTAATCTTTGTATATCTGCTCTGTGTTTTTTGCGGGACGAATCTTTTTGTTGTGCGGGATATCTTCGCAAGCCATGACCATCCCATACTTGTGTTTCCCCATAACGAACAGCACTAGTCCAAGAACCTACTAAGGCTGAGTCCCACGGAATAGTCTCCAGAATGTCTGGCTTAGAAGACACGGCTATTAGTTTTGCATCCCAACGAGTCATGGCATTTCTAATTTTAGAAACAGTTTTACCATTTATTGCTTTGTCGCTTATCGCTGCTTTTCCATACTTCTGACAAAGCCATGACAAGCGTTCTAGGTCGTCAGGATCATTCCATAATGGTACATACCGATCACCAAGCCAAGAGCCATCATAATCTGGGCGACCAATAATGTGGGTCAAACTCTCGTAATGCTCCCTTACAAAAGAATCGTAACGTGTTATATCCTCATCATTTTCTGAGGTATAAAGAGTTATCTCCCCGCCATTAAACATGGCGGTTAAATCTAATTCTTTCTTTTTTGGTATTGCTAAATGGGTAAGGTTTACAGCAAATCTGGTAACACCCGAAGCAAGCAATAGTGAGCGAAATGATGACTTCTCAGAGTTAGCAAAGTATATTTTCATTTCGTTTCTTTTTCTGCTCTAAAAATGCTTTGTACTTCTATTTCCCTAACTAGGTCATCCCACATCTGCTTTTCTCTGGGCTTATCCTCTCGCCATTCTGGACGAACAAATGCTGGTAAACCAACTAAAATTGATGGAACAGCATCCTGCATAACTAACTTGACTGTGCGTGGATCTGAGTCAACAAACCAATTTAATTTGCCATATACAGCATTAAGATCACGAATGCGGTCACGAATACTCTCAGGTGTTGTAGTTGATATTACATCTATATGCGAGTACTTATAACCTTCTAGTTTTGCCCATCCTTGAATCAAATCTGCTCTAGTTGTACCAGTAGCCAAGATAATCATGTTTCCGTGATATTGATTGTAAAGAGCATTCCATAACCCTCTTGATTCAGGTGATGGTTGTCGGGCGCCAATGGACATTGCTTTATCCGTTGTTGGATACGCCAGTACATCAAATGTAACTACGATCATTTATTTACGTCAATGTCGTACAATCCTATTTCTTTTCGTTCTTTATGTGCTACATAGGATGCGCAAGGGCAGTACATACATAGGTATTGGCGTTTTGCAGGAGGAACACCAGTTTTACGTCCAATAATCTTAGATTCGTCACACCAATCTATGCATGAATCTTTAGGTCTGTTATGTGAGTTAAAGCAACGTAAAGCATCTACTTTAAGTTCATCTCTAAAGTCTTTAATATAAACATCTAATTCGCCAAGTTTGTTTGTTAATACAGTTTCCATATCTAATTTTGCTGCAGTATCTGCATCTACTCTGAATATTGAAGCATTGCAGTTTTGAGGATCTGGCACTTGAGCGTTATGCCTATCGCATATTTCACGCAATTCCATGTCATACTCAGCAGGACCTTCATATGGCTTTAGTTTCCACATGGTGTTGTGTGTTTTACAAACTAATAATCGTTCATCTGGTTTATCTGACATTTTGTTCCACTTTTCTAGTCGTTACCCGTACTATACACGAAGATTAGTGATTATGGGTGGACAGGCCCATCTTCATGCAAAGAAGCTTGAGCGGCTGGATGCATAACTATAGATTTACGAACATCATCATAATTTATGCCACCCATGTCCGTTATTGCAACGGGGTTTGGAATAATGCCCAATAACTGACCATAGTTATGAATCATGTTGTCTGACATAGTGGACAAATGCGCATATAATTCCCCAGATCTAGGGTGCAACTTCTGGGAAGGATGCATACCTCTGGAGACTTGACGAGAAATATCATCTCTAGTATCCATACCTTTTTGCTTGTTTATTTTGCGTTTTCTAAACTCATTCATGTCTATTAACTCACCCATGATTACTTACCAACCGTCTGTATTTTTGTCAAACTTTTGAGGGGTGTCCACACCATCGTTGTCCATGGCTACTTTGTAAGCACTTTCAGCATCTTCTTGTTCTAAATCTTTCTGTAAGTCAGGACTTAGAATTCGTTGAACTGTTGCGCCTCCGCCCATGTCAAACGTAGTCATTCCTTTTTTACTAACCTTGCGATTAGGATTATGTCGTTCGTCTTTACCATTAGCCATGATTTATATTTCTTTCTCCCAATCAAATAATTGGGGTTTAGGTTCAACCAACCTAACTGTTGGCTTAGCTTTAACAAGTGCTGTTCGTCTTTTCCATTCTGAATGTGTTTCAAAATCTTTTCTTTTAGTATCTTTTCTAGGGACATACCGATCAAAAGTTTTATCGTTACCTACGTCAGTAACTTCTTCGTAGCCATTTATTGAAACACCATTAGAGTTTTTATGAGGAATTGGGCGCATTCTATGATCGTATGCCATAATCTTTGTAATCACGTTAGTCGTGAGTACACTCACCTTTAGAGCATTCATCCATAGTCCAGCCACCTTTTGTTGCTTCATGTCGTCTGAACTCTAAGTTTCTTTTTCCTAAAGCTGTAAATGGCATTTGTTTGCCAGTCTTCAAAGTTACGTGAAATGGAATCATCCCAGAAACGCCAGATTCATCCATGACGTTTATGCCTTTGTCTGAGACATCAATTGTGCTTGGGTCATTACCCTCAGAAACGTCTGTCATGTCAGTTACAAACTTAGTGTTGGGTCTTTAACCTCAGCTAAAGGTGAGCGACTAGTAATGTTGTACTGTTCGTTAATTACCATAGAGCGCTTGAGTATAGGGCCAGTTTCTACTACCCCACCACGATCTGGAGAAAGGTTTTTGAAGGTTCCGTCAGTTGCGCCTAAGCGAAGATCTGCGTTTTGAGAGCGAGAAGAGTTTACAGCCATAGTACTAGTTTATCACCTTGAACGTCTGTTAGATGGACCATTGATAAACGTAAGAGAAGAATCACCAGCACCTGGTGTTGGTGGATTGTTTTTTGGTGTTCTTGGTGTTTTACTTGCTGGTGTATTTGTTTTCTTTGCCGCTCTCTTTGTTGCAAGCTCGGCTACTCTTTCTGGTGTTTTTGGGGTGTATGGTCCTCTTGGTTTTCCTGTATTCTTAGCAGGTTGTGCAGGTCCACCTAGTTTTACGTTTTGATTAAATTCATTAAAAGCGGATGCTCCAGTTGCATCGTTAATGTCACCGCCAGCTATTGCGTTTTTATTTACGCTAAAATCCTGCATTGTAGGATTAAAATTAAAATCACCACCGCCAGGATTGTTAAATGTGTTGGTTTGTGTTGTACCATCATCGGACATAGAGCTGGTTTGACTCATACCTTGAGGTTGACCTTGACCTTGTGATTGGCTTTGATTTCTTGATCTTCTTGAGTTACCCCTACCATTATTATTAAAAGGACTTAGGTAGTTATAAGGGTTAAACATGGAAGCAAGATCATTCGTCATGCCATTAGCTGCTGGTGGTGCTTGATTACTTATACCAAAGTTATAGCCACCAGAACCACTACTACCAACACTGCCCAAACCTTGCCTTGTGGGACTTGGGGTTATGTCTCGTGGATTACGCCCAGTGGCGTTGTATAGCGGAGCTACGGGAGATGCACCAAATCTGTCAGAAGCCATAGATACAGTTTACTCTATTACCAAAGGTTGTTCATAGAATAACGACCAGAACCTGTAAAAGCATCGTCATTCATCTGTGCTCTTGTAAGCATGTTTACTGCTCCAGATACCCAAGAACGGTAAGTTGGGGCGTTTCTATCAACAGATAAAATGTCCATAACACCAAGTTCTTGTTTAATAAAACCCCTACGCTCTGGCATCAACTGCTGAGGTACGACTGGGCGTATATTTCTAATTGTTTCAGGATCAGAAATAGCAACTTCCAATGCAGTATCCACTAACATCTCTTCACGAGATTGCCAAGGTCTACGAGTGCGGAAGTTATCTACAGGCATTAGTAACCTGCTTTTACGTTCTTTTTTGCTTGTCTTTTAGCCCCAAACCTAGTTCTCTTTTTGTTAGCAGTGTCAATAGTAGTATCACCAATTTCTTTTTTAGCAACTACTGGAAAATATCCTTTTTGTGGAGTTGCAGGTGTAGACCCAACCTCAACAGGAGTTACACCAGGATCATCTTTCATTTGAGAGTTTTTTGGCATGTCTTTAGACATTTCGCCAACATACCCATAAGGTTTAGTTCTTGTTACAGACCGATTGGGGTGATTACTAGTGTCTTTTCCGCCAGCCACAATTTAAGATCTCGAGCTTTTTGGTAAATCTACAATAGTGCCATCTTCATATTCTTCATACCCTGAAGGTCCACTTCCATGCAAAACAGTTTTAACAAGATTTAATCCTGGAGCACTAGGATCATTTCTATACACTCTTTTACCTTTTGTATGATCGTAATCATAGTCGTAACGTGGAACAGTTCCATTTTTTGTACGCAGTTCAGATGGTAAATCTACAATAGTACCGTCTTCATACTCTTCGTAGCCTGAAGGTCCACCCTCGTGTAAAACAGTTCTAACAGGTCTACGATTAGGGTTATGTCGTTCGTCTTTACCTTGTGCCATGATTAGCTCCCCATTGGTGAGTGAAAGTTATCGCCAGGATGTTGACGATACCATTGTCCTTCATGTTGAATATCTTTCCATTGTTCATGACCTGACCTACTAATATCCAAATCACTTTTAGTAGTAAGTCTGCGTTTATTTGCTAAATCCATAGCATGTCGGTTTGCATCCATTTCAGCAGTTTCGCCTCTAAACTCTGCATGATGTTTACCATCAACAGTTACTATAGAGTGCATTCCACTCGTTGAGTGCTGTTGGGAAACTCCCCAACCATGATACATTCCTAATTCAAAGTCGCTCATATTAGTTATCCTTTGTTAGTTGGTCGGCTACCACGAGATGCATTTTGCGCTCGTGGATGCCCTGATGTTGCATTACCTGAAGTGCTGGCAGTTACCCCGCCTTTACCTGAACTAGTTGCTCTACCTGAAGTAGTTGCAGTTACTGGTCCATATCCACCGCTTATCTTTTGTGTGTGTGTATTACCAACTGTTGCGCCAACTGCATTGTTTATGTTACCACCAGCATATGCACCTTTGTTAACACTGTAATCCCCACCAGACGTAGGTGGTTCTGGAGCATTTTGTTTTGCTGGGGCAGAATACGGCGAAGCTGGTGCAGACGTTTGTGGTGCAGACGCTTGCGGTGCAGACGCTTGCGGTGCAGACGCTGTAGGTGGTTGTAATGCTTGTGGTGCTGAAGATTGTGGTGCTGAAGCAGATGGCCTAACCATTGATTGTGCCCAATTCTTTGCGCCTTGACCAAAATGACTCATTCTTTCCCTAAGGCGTGGTGGTAGCACTGTGCTTTGTTCACCATCATTAACTGTTTCTTTTTCATGATCAAACAGTTTTACTTCTGGCTCACCATTTAGATGTTCCCAAGCCTTTGGGTCGGATGGGCCAAATAGGGGTACATCTGTGCGTGGGTACCCTATTTCAGCTACTGGTTTTGGTGCAGTTCCTGCTTTTTGTTCTGCTACCGTACCAAAAATACTTTTTGGCATAGCATCAGATGAAGATGAAGATGCTGGATCACGGCGTGTAGGTGTTGTCTCTAGAGGATCTACAGGATTTGCTGCTTTTTGCTCTGCATATGTACCAAACATGTTTGGCTTTAATGCAGGAGTACTTGGGTCTTCAGTTTTTTTAGAAATCTCGGTAAACTTTTCTTTAGCCATTGGAAGAGAAATGCTATTCATGTCACTAACAGATACTTGGTTTAACGTATCTACAAGAGAAGTTTTTGGAGTTTTTGCAATTTCAGAAGTTACTGCATCTGATGGAGCACTTGTTGCATCAGCTTTTTCTTTAGATGCTTCTCTTGCAGCACGCTCTCTTGCAGTGCGAGCTGCTTGTTGTTCTGGAGTCCTTGTACGTGAAGATTTAGTTCTTGCTGGGGTAGCATCGGCGGTAGCATCGGCGGTAGCATCGGAAACTTTGCCCACTACGGCTTCTACTGCAGGAGTCATATTCTTTCCTGCGCCGCTAGCCTTGCCTTTTTTACCTTTTTTACTTGCCATGTCAGCATCCTTTGTAATAGTAGTAGTAGTTCCTTGATACGAAGTTCCTTCAGGGTAATATTTGTTTGGTCCTATCTTGTATGAACCGCCAGCTTCTCTTACATCAGCAAGAATTTGCTCATAATCTGCTGTAGATGGATTTAACCGTCTTTTTTTCTCTTTTGCTAATTGTTCTGGAGTAATGCCTAGATTCTTTTTGTCGGTACGTGCATCCTGCCTTTTCCTTTTTGCAACTTCGTCAGGTGGCAATAAATCAATCATTTCTTGTGCCGACATCACTGGCACGCCGTCCTCATTTACCTTTGGTTTCTTTGCTTTTTTAGCCATGGGCGTTACATTCTCCACTGAAGACGAATTAGACTCTCCTACTTTACCACAAGCTATCTCCAGCTAGGCTTAAGCGTTTTTAACTGAGCACGACGCTCTGCGTCAATATACTGTTGGTTATCCTGTTCCATTGTTCGTGGTATACCTTTAGGACCAACTTTGCCATCGTTTGTGAGAACCACTGGCATTGCTCCTGGTGGGGCAAACTTCATGCCTTTAGATTCGTATGAGATACCAGTCCATAAATTAAACTCATCTGGCCAAACGTAATCACCTGGATTTACTCTTTCGCCTTTGTGCACACCACGAGAATATTGTCGGGCATTAGTGCGACTCAATGTTCCTAAAGTTTTATCTTGTCGTCGGTTTGCCGACATTGTGCCGAGGTATCCGTCTGGATACGTGGTGTCTTGAAGTGTTCTGTAGCCTGCTAATTGATAATCTTTGTTATTGCGAAACATAGGAGCTGGCCCAAACATTGGTTGGGATGAAGATTCTTGCTGAGCGTTGGGTGTTTGCCAATCAGCAAAGGATTGATTAGCCATTAGTTACCAGCGTTACTATGATCAAAAGAAGTCATGAACCCACCAGCCGCTCCACTCACTGCTGAAATAGGACGTGGTTTAGCCTTAACAACTTTCTTAGAAGCTTTCTTCTTTTTAGTAGCCATTAGCAATCCCATTTACGCAAAGCCAATGCTTTACGTGTTGGTTCACCATTTGGCTTCTTCATTGGACCTTCCATGCCTCCCATGCGAGCACAGAACGACTTGCGTCGTGCAGCAGACTTAGGAGATTTCTTCGCTTGCTCGGCAGAGACAGGTGGTTTGAGGTTATGTCCTTCCTTTTTAGCAGAGGCACGACCTTTAGCATTTAAACCACCTTCAGGGTTTTTACCCTCTTTTCGTTGCCATGCAGGTGACTTAGCCATTATTTCTTTTTTGCTTTCTTTACTGGTTTCTTGGTTAATTCTGATTCAGGTACGCAGTTAGGAACCATTTTACCATTCTTCTTCTTCATCCCTAATTGTACATAGCCTTCCCAGCACGGTCCTTGTTTTGCCATATTAGTAACCATTCCGTCTTTTCTTGTTGATATCTCCGTTGTACTTCTGCCATATCATATAATTGTCTCTTGATTTTTGTTCACTGCGTTCAGCTTCATCAAAATGATTTGAGCCTATTGACATGTATGACATTGGATTAATGCCTGAGTTTTTGTCTGGATCTTTATCTGGCAAACCACCAGTTTTAGTTCGTGGTTTTTTAGGTGGCTTTTTACTGCCACCGCCTGATGCTGTTTGTGTACTAGAGTCTTTCCACACTTTATTTTTTAAGTATGGGCCGCTAATTTCATCTAAGCGGTTTTCCATAACTACTCAGTCCAAACTTCAGTTTTTCCAGCACCAGTTGGACGAGGCATTCCATAAGGAGAAGCGTCGTCATTAAGATTAGATTTTTTAGAAGGGTTATGAGAAGCATCTGTTTGTTTGCGAGCTTTTCTTCCTTTATACTCTGCCATGTCCACAATATTAGACTTTTGTGATTTACGAATATAGCCCATTTTTATTTGTAATATCCATCTTTGTCATATCGTTCCATTTTTTCATTATGGTCTTTAACGCCTTTAAATCCATCTTTAAGATAAGCTGCTTCAGCTCCGCTTGCTGGTATGTCCCTACCTAGTGTTTTGACAGCGCTTAATCTTTCTCGTTCTTGTTCATGTACTTGAGTGTACAACTTACCTGCGTCTGCAGAAGTAATGCCGTGTGGATCGTCGTAGCGTCCACCATGGTGTTTTTTATGAAAAATCATTGTTACCTCAATACTGGTTTAAAGGAAATAGCCGAAATGCTTTCACCGTTCTCACCAATAATATCATCAAAACCAATAATGAAATAAAGATCTATGCCTCGTGGGGCAACAAAACCTCTTGCAATAGCGGCAGCTTTTGCACCTTGATTAACAGCACTTGCACCAATGGCTCGTATCTTAGGTAAATGCCCTGCGACAATTGATCGGGCAAGAATAGAGCCAACACTTTGAGGGTTGCTGCTTCCTGATACCTTTAAGACATCTTCAACTTTCTGATTAAGTTCTTGTGACATATAGACTCCCATTTGTAAAACATAGTTAAACAATGGTAGCACTATTGCAATACTTATGTGTTAAAGCATAAACTACTGAAACTCAGCATCTTTTAAGAGTTTTAGCATGTCCTCTAAACGCATGATGGCGTATGACTCCCCTAATGCCGCTGCTCCCTTACCTGGTCGTTTTACTACAAGCAAAGGATAAGCTTCTTTAAGCCGTGCAGCTTGTTCTACGGTTGCGTTAAGCCACTCACTTAACTTAAAAGATTTTTGATTCTTACATTGAATAGCAATCTCAACAGGGCTAAGTCTTTGCTTTATGCCGTGTATATCACCAGCATCATTTTCTCCTGCAAGGGCGGTTCTGCGAGCGTTTGGGAACATGTTCTCTTTAAGGTAGTTAACAATGGCTGTCTCAAATGAGGTGCCTTTAGCTTTATGTTTATTTCCCATTACTCCTCCACTTGCTGATACTTAGAATAACTCATAGTAATTAACCTATCTCCTGAAGTAACACCTACCCAAGTTGGGGAATCACTGTCGCATAAACATCCCACAGTACGTTTTGTATCAGAAACAATAATGTGATTGCAGGTATTGCACTGTACTTTCATAATCAGGGTAGGAATCTAGAAGCACGATTTTCTTTAGGTGCAAGACTAATTCTTCGGCTTAACTCTCGTGAAAGGACTTGAGCACCACGTTCACACCTATCAAAAACCGTGTCTACTAACTTACGGTAAGCACGAGCCTGTGTGTAGGTTTCTTGTTGTGTTTGGACTTTTTCTTCAACATCTCTTTTTGCTTTAGCTATAGTCACTAGTTCACCTTTAATTTTGTTGTCCCATTGTTCAATAAGGGTGCAAGCTTTTATGTACTCAAAAGTGTTTAACTCACGTTCTTCTATAATTTCTGCTGAGACTAATTGAGACTTAGTGTAGTTAACCCATGCCATAAACTCTGAATACAAGGACATAAGATCAATTTCCGAAATGTCTCCTAAGTTTCTAGGAACTACTGGTAATAAACCGTGTGGCTTTTCAGGCAACATAAAGTTGTGTAAAAATTTGTCCATCTCTGGTGTCTCATCTATAATCATCTTTCGCTCCAACATGTTTTCTTAAAAGGACAATACTTACAACCACTACAACTTGAAGACTCTGCCCACGCTGGGCGCATTGGTGGAATCTTCTGCTGTAAGGCTACTAGCAAAAGTTGACAACTATCCAATATAGGTTGAATTAATTCTGGAAGATACTTAATAGAAAACTCTTTAACTTCTTGAGAAGGCTTCCACTCATAAATAAAGGTTAAATCATGAATACCAGTACAGTGCATGTACAACATACCTTGACGAATATGGCTTGCAAATGGTTGGCGAATCTTCTTCCATAGACCGTCTATACCCATAGCTGGGTTAGTTTCGTACTCTTTGTATAAGTCTAAGGCTTCAAACCTAATAGTGCCTAAACCTACGGATTTAATTTCAATTAAAGTTCTACCTTTTTTGTCTGAAACTATTCCATCAGCACTACCTATAATCCCGTAGGGTTCGCTTTTTAGAGGAACTTCAGCATACGCCAAATGTTCTGATGCATTGCATTCTGGACAATTTCTTGGTGATAGGTCCCACCACTTGTGTGAACATGAACCACACCTCCATTGACCTTCTAATACTCCTGCATCCCATAGCCATTTCTGCCACTTTGCGTGAATAGCGTGTCCTTCTTCAAATACGTTTAGTCTTTGGAAAGAAAAGGTTTCATCGGAATCAACTTCTCCTTTTATCTTGTACCAAGTAGCTCGTGGACACCAGTCTCTTTTAGCCAAATCACTGGGGTGAAACATAGTTGTATCTCTATGTTTATCTTTTTCTTTTTTAGACTTTAATAGCTGAACAGCAACAAGAGGAATAATGCGTCCATTCATTTTTAACAAATTCTTATAGTTGTGCATGTCTCCAGAGTTAGTCATTAGTTGTTAACTCCAAAAAATCGTCCTCAATAATAACTACATAACGGCGGTTAGCAAGATCAAACTGTAATATCGGTATTCTATCTTCCAGTAATGCACGATCTCTAAGCTCCCTTAAATCCAATTCTTTTAATGTAATTGTTTTTTTGTTCTCTGTCAGTTTATTCTCAATAAGATATTCATGACTTCTAACGTCATTCTTTCTAAGCCAGCCAGCTCCAGAGCGTGCATTACGTGACCCGTTGTAAGTATTTGCTGTTCTTTTCTCTTGTTTCTTAGAGGATTTCATTATCCTCGTGTGTCTATCGGGATCTCTCCCTATGACGGTCATCTGACAACTTTGTAATAGGCTTCAATATCAGTCTTTAGAGATGCTTGTAACTGAAGATCTTCTCTAAAAGCTTCTAGCATCTTGTCTTTACCTTGCCATCTTTGCCCAGCATAGTCATAGTAAGCGCCAGCACGAGTAATAATCTCAGTAACTGCAGCGATGTTAAGCATATCCTTTAGGGTGTCAAAAGAACCAAGAGAAAAACCTTGAGTGTTTGTAAAGTAAAAGTCAACTACAGCCTGTTGCGATGGCTTATATGTTTTGTTCTTTAGGGTTCTAGCTTTGATGGTTTGACCAATAATTTCATCTTTATCTTTAAGCCATTCATCTCTACGAACCTCAACCCTAACAAAGTAACTAAAGTTTTTAGCAAGACCGCCTGGAGTAGTTCTATTGTCTCCCCACATCACACCAATCTTCTGACGCCATTGATTAATCATTAATCCAGTGCATGATCGTTCTTTATCTACCATTGATCTCTTCTGTGCTTCTGAAGCTTTGCGAAAAAACTTTGATGTAATACGAGCGCCTAACCCAACAGTAAACTCATCCATAGCACGCTCTGACTCATCAGATGGTACAAGTGCAGGTAGAGAGTCAATAACAACGCAATCAGCAGCTCTGTTGTGCATTAACTCAATAACAAGGTTGTATGCTTGCTCCATATTATTTGTCTCAATGACCCATAAACGAGACAGGTCAACCCCAATTGCTTGGGCATAATCTGGTACAAACTCTTCAGCAGCTACCCATACAGCAGTCCATTCAGGATCTAAGGCTTGATTTGCTGCAATGGTCTTAAAGGCTATTGCTGTCTTTCCCGATGACTCATCACCAATAATCTCAGACCATTGATTAGAAGGCCAGCCTCCACCAAGCATCAAGTCATAGGCAAGAATACCAGTGGTAGTACGTTCTAAGCGTTGATGCATAGCATCGGCACGTAAAATAGAAACATCATTTTGTTTCTTGTTTATTTTATTAATTATTGCTGATATTGATTCGTAATTAGTTTCCATTTTGTGCTCCTCATACTGACCAGGATGTCTGATCTGCTTGCTCATATATACCATTCCAACCACATTCAAAACATCTTGGTGCTGGTGCGTGTCCTAATGAGCCACCATTTGATCTACTGAATACATTTTTACTAGCGCAACGAGGACATGTCAAAGAACCTTCTCTACGATGAGCCTCTCCACCTTTCCAATTCCTAATAGCCGTACCCATGTCAGTTTGCCCTGTTGGGTCACTCTGTGGAGCTACTGACTCTACACGTTGTATAGCAACAGCTTCTGCCTGTTGGCGTAGGGCTGGCAAAATTACGTTCCGAGTAACTGGAGGTAATGAAGAACTTTCTTGTGAACTATTTCCTGTTAACTTTTTATCCCACCATGAAGACATCTAATCCCAATCCTCTCGTTCTTCGTCGTCGTCGTCCCTATCACAATCATCATCGTACTCCACCGTGTACATTAAAGCAACCTTATTGTTAGATATTAACTTCTGAATTAACGACATACTGTAAGACATGATTACAGTTTTAGCGCTTTCAATCATGGCTGGAGTTTGACCTTCTGTAGAATTTGTTTTCTCTAGCACTTGTGAAAACCACTCAACAGACTCAACAATTTCATCAAAAATACCAAAATGATGTAATGTTTCCCATTGTTGTTCTATAAGACCTAGTTCTAATTCCTCAACATCTTTAGATGCTGGGGCAAAACCTAATTGATTAGCAACATCTTGACCTGTCTGTGATGACAGCATTAGACAAAAATTGCGTTTACTTAAGATAGTTGTCATTGTTTAGCCTCCGCCCAACTACGTGCTGCATGGCACGAAACTTTTAATGTGACACCCATGATAGTCTTATTGTGACCCATTGCGTTTATTAGCGTAGATATAGCTGATTCTTCTTCATCTTCTGGAGATATGGCTACCAATTCGTCGTGTACCTGCACAAGCATCTTAGAATTTGTAGAGCGAAAAGCCAAGTCAACATCAATCATTGCCTGTTTACAGATGTCGGCAGCACTACCTTGAATAATAGCGTTAATAGCTTGACGCTGTGCTCTTGAAACCAACTCAGAAGAACGAGAAGTCAAATCAAGTAGTCTTCGTCTTCTACCGCTTATGGTAGCCGTGTACCCACGTTTGGTGGCAGTAGCAATGGCTACCTGTTTCCATCTAGTTAACCCCGAAAAGCTCTTATAATAAGAAGCCAATATCTCCTCAGCATGCTCCGCAGTAATACCTGTAACACGTGCAAGCTTGTTAGAACCTCCGCCATACGCTGTAAGGAAGTTAACTCCCTTACCTATTTGTCGTTCTTCAGAAGTTATTTCTGTAATATCTTTTTTAAAGACAGCTGCTGCTGTTGCTGTATGAATGTCCTCGTTGTTTCTAAAAATCTCTAACAAACGCTTGTCTTGACTAAACATAGCCATTACACGTAATTCAATCTGATCGTAGTCAGCTACAAGCATGGTGTACCCATCTGGTGGAACAAACAATCCTCTAATGCTTGAATCACGAGGAACATTCTGTAAGTTTGGTGAGGACGAAGACAAACGCCCAGTCGCTGTTCTATGTAAATTAAAAGATGGGTGTAACTTATTATTGTTAAGTTTTGGAAGAAGTCCATCTACATATGTGTTCTTTAGCTTCTGAGTTTCAGACCAAGTAAGAAGTAACGGAATAATAGGGTGCTTACCCTGAAGACTCTCCAAAGACTCTGTGTCCACGGATGGTGCTCCTTTTGGTGTTTTCTTGGTGGGTTTTAAACCTAACCCACCATCTCTCTTTTTGTTAAATAAAAACAACTGCTTGTCCTTATTTGAATCTGGATTGAATCCAGGGTAAGCGACCTCTGACAACAAAAGAAGAGTGTCATTCAACTTGTTGTCTAATTCTTTTCTTAGCTGCTTTAGAGCGTAGCTATCTACAGTAATGCCCTCTTGCTCCATAGACATAAGAACACGCATAACTTCCATGTCTTGTTCCATTACTGGAATTAATGAAGACTCGGTTTTTAGCTTTGCCATTAACTTTATGTAGAGCATCCATGTCCAACGAGCATCTAAATGCACATAACGAGAAGCCATACTAAATGGAACTGAAGTAATAATTTTGCCCAACTTACCTTCTTTGGCATAAGGTGAATGGGTACCAAAATTCATGGATATTAAATTGGTTAAAGAAAAGCTAGATGAGTTCTCGTCGCAAACATGTTGCAAGATCATGGTGTCACGATAAGGACCATGTGGCAACTCTCCATAATACTTTTGGATGGATAAAGCGTCAAACTTTACGTTGTGCCCAACTTTGGTAGCATCACTAAAGAATATGGGGCGTAAAGTCTCAAAAACATCGTAGCGAGAAAGTTGCGCTGGTGGAGCGGAATGCGTAGCAGGTATATGGTATTTAGTCTTTGCGGTAGATACCAAACCGTTTTTAAGAACCTTGCGATACTCCAATGGTGGAAGAACAGTACCATCGCCTACTTGTTCAGGAACTAATATCTCTCCTACTGAATGCCCCATTGGTATAGCCCATGAATGTCCATGTGTTGCTATGCCTAACCAAAATACCTCATTACGAAAAGGGTCAAGTGCAAGAGTTGAAAGATATCGTTGGCGAATTGCTTCAGTTGATCTAGCTACCACATCCTCACTAGGGTTCTTAAGAGTTGCGATGTGTTCTTTACACTCATTTTTAAAAAGTGTATTAACATCATCGTGACGCTCAAGAACCCCACGTGATTCAATGTCAAAGGCAAAAGCCTTAAACTCTGTAACTGTCTCTACTATCTTCTGCAATTCTTCAACGGTGTGAACCGTCTTGTGCATTACTTACCGAGCGTCAGTAATCTCTGCGGCAATTTCCAAAAGGTCACTGCGGTTAGGGATTGAAATAATCTCAGGTGTGTAGCAATTGCGGTGTAGGACTACCATCTCTTCTTCGGTGTACCCGACCATTGACCAATCTGTTAGGTCACGATCATGTACTTTCTGAATGATGGTTTGAGTTTGTGCACCCTTGCCAGTCTTTGATACTGCCCAATAACTCTTGGATAGTGGGCCTTGAACTGGGTGGGTGTGGAAGTTTTTGAGTTGATCAATTAGACGAACTCCTACTTCAAATGACTTAACAGATGTGTCTCCTTCATCACCAAGTACTGCAATGTTAAATGCAAACTTTGTTGATGGGCGATTTCCTGAGTCGCAAAGTGGACAACCATCTTGGTGGTCAGCTAAGCAAACAAAAGATTTTTGACCTGCACGACCATCAATCCAGTGTGTACGGAATGATGCGTAAGGCTCATCTTCTAGGAACTTAATAATCTGTGGTTCTTCGGTAACCTTAAAGCGTTGAGCAAACGCTGATGTTGATTCTTGCACTTTTTGTGCAGCACCCCAACCACGCTTGATAACACTTTTCTTAGCTGGATCACTAACTGGTGTTTCTACTCTTGATTTTTGTGCAAGAGGTGAACTCTTTGTTTCAGCAGCTGGTGGAGTGTCAAACTCCACTTCGTCTGTGTCAAAGTCTTCGTCATATTTATTTGGCATTGGCATTGTTTTTTTCCTTTGTGCTTGTGTTTGTTTTTATGTTTTAATTTTTCCAATTATCTTTTATGTGTTGCCTTAGTTTATTCCATGCCGTAGCTGGTACCACACTAGGGTTGCTATCCCCTAAATAAGTATCAACTGCGAACAATATTAAGTCTACCTGCTTCTTGGTGTAAAGCCTACGTCCTTTTAAAGATTTTCCTGGAGCTTGTATACCAACAGGTAGTTGTGTTCTATAGGTTGTAGGAGGTATTATGCCTCTTGATTCCCATGCTCGTATAGTAACAGCTTTTCTTCCTATTACTTTGGCTAACTGTCCTACTGTATAAACTTCAACCCTCTCCCCACGTAAAATGTAAGTAGCAGGTTTGATTCCCGCAAAAGGATCATCAATACGTTTTTGTTTGCGTACTGTCCTATTACGTGGAGGTTTTTTACCTGGGTAATCCTCTATGCCTTTAATGCCCACGTTTCTTTCTCCACATATAAAGTTTTAACTTTTTCTTGAATTTCTTCATTGTCCCATGCTAAACCAAGTAATTTATCTTCACTGAGTACTTCAATCACTTCTTTAACAGTATCCCAATGACCATTCTCTTTTGCCCAAGCTTCAGCTGCTGAGGTATTAAATGTTTTGGAAACACGTCGCTCTCTTTTAATCTCAAAACCTGAAGTGTTTATCCAAAGGTTGCCTTTGTCGTCAGGCTTTCCGTGAGCAATGAGCATGTCATTTAATTCTTTTTTGTAAGCATCTACACGCTTTTGTGTAGTCTCTAACATTGTTTTATGATTTTGAAACTCAGTAACTAATTTAACAGCATACGCTTCATCAAAAGTTGACTCTGGTTTTTCTCTAACTATTTTGTCCATCTCATACCTCACTGTTGGTTATAAACTCGGATAAAGCACCTAATGTAAGTTTGTAGTCACCTTTAACATCGTAACCACCATCTATAAATGCTTTATTGATATTTCTCTTCTCTTGCAACATTTCATATTGTCTTTCCTCAATGCTACCCTTCATAACGAAAGAAACAACATTGACGTGTGGAAATTTTGAAGACAATCTGATAATACGTGCTTCTCTTTGATCTAGTTTGCCAGCAGACCAAGGAAGGTCATAAGAAATAAGGTAGTTAGCAACTGGTAGATCTACACCATAGCCACCTGCATCTGAAGATAAAAACAATCTAACATTTGGGTCTTGAGAAAATTGCTGTTTGGAGTTGTCTCTATCTAGCATACTCATTCCTCCCATAAACAAAACGCTTCTTGCAACGTGTTTAGTGGCTTCTTGAATAAGTCGTAAGTTCTCTTTAAAGAAGGAGAAGAGAACAACTTTATTAGCTGGGTTCTGTTCTAGTACATCTTCTATGTACTGTATCACTGCTTCTAACTTAGGTGTACCTGATGTGGGTGGCAAGATTCCTTGATTGATTAATTTGTTAGCGTACTCACTTCCATGAGTATTGGTTGCATCTGCATATTGTTTTGCAGACCAATGAACTAAGGATGGGTTGTCACAAAACATTCTAAGGACAATTAGTTTTGACATGATGTCACCTTGGGCTTCTTTATTTCCCGATGATCCATAATAGTGACTCCAGATATCAAAACTTCTACCTGCCTGCGTCATAGCTTTTTGAATGGAGTTCAGTAAATCATTAGCTATCTTTCTATACACAACTGCACCAGCAGTGTCAAAAGGAACGGGTATTACTTGTTGTATAACTTGTGGCAATTGATCGGCAATGTCTTCTCTAGTTTTGCGAATCATTACCCCTTCCATGCTCTGGTGTAACCGTTTTAGGTTACGGTATCTATTTGGCTTACCATAGTGATCTCGGACAATAAAAGTCCTATCAAACACATCTACTTTGCCAAGAACTTTGGGGTCAACAAACTCCATAATAGAAAACAGTTCTTCTGGTTTGTTCTCAATTGGCTGTCCTGTCAAAGCAAACCTGTAGTGATACCTCTTGCCAATGCGCTTTATTAAACGTGACCTTCTTGCTTTGGCAGATTTGATAATGGTTGCTTCATCTACAACTATGGCATCAAAGGTATGTTTGTCAAAGTCAGCTATATCGTTCTTTAAAGATTCGGAATTGACAATAACATAAGTGGAACTAAGTGAGGTTCTCCATTGTTTCTTGCGAGTGCTGATTGTACCATCAATGACCGTGCACGAAGAATCCGTAAAGCGTTTTATCTCACGCTCCCATTGATATTTTAGGGAAGACGGAACAACAATCAATGTTTTCTTTATTTCTTGTTGATCTTTCAAAGACTCTAGTGCGGAAAGAGTTGTAATGGTCTTACCAGCGCCCATGACTAAGGCCAATAGCATTTGACCTCTGTCAACCATTGAGTCTGAAGCTTCCTGCTGAAAAGGGTATAAGTTACCTTTAAACATGTAACCACCATGGAAACACCGATGCTTTAGAAATAGCTTCATGTATCTCTGAGTCTGTCATATCACCAATATCTTTTGCTGTTGTGTGAGCATACTTCAACCATAGTACTGGCTGTCTAAATGCTGGAAGACTTAAATATAATTTTTGGGCAGAAGCAATACCAGCGCTGTCATTATCTAATGCAATTATAAGTTTGTTTACATGATAGGACATCAACTCTATTTGCTTCTTACTAACATGCGCACCAAACGAAGCAATACCACAACAACCACTAACGGCAGTATGGATGCGCACAACATCAAGGGGAGACTCAACCAAGATGCATGTATCACAATCCGCTTTGTCCATACCGAATAAGGTATTGGATTTAATAACACCAACAGGGTAGTTTAAAACTTTATCCTTTGATTTAGTCTGCCAACCCAATAGTTCTCCAAGTGGTGACACTATTGGTATTATCCATGCGTTATCTTTCGCATCCCATCTAATGCCATACCTGCGTATTGCTTCTCTATCTAGATTGCGAGATGTCAACATGTCATCGGAGGGCACTTGAAACTTACTGAAAGTAAACCAGTCAACTTCGGCTGTAGGTTTCTCAACAGATATTGGGTTTAATAATCGAGACAACCCTCCTTGAATAAGAAATTCGTGTACTGCAACAATAGAATCAGGTTCTCCAGTAAGGTCAGAAACCAAATGAGATAGTGTGCCACGAGCACCACATGAGTAACATAACCATAAACCGCTTGAAGCATTCATGGACCATGATGGCGATCTATCTGCTTTGCCAGTGTTCTTTAGGTGAACTGGGCAACGTGCAGATATCTCAGTATCACCTACTCGTACAACATCAACTCCTAGTTGCCTAAGAACTTCTGCAAGATCAGTAGTACCATGAATCGCTGTCATCATTATCATCATCCTCTCCAACCTCTGTAAAGTCCATGTTATTCCAATCCCAGTTAATTCTGATCTCACCTAATGGAGCAGAACGAGCAAGTACTACACGGATAATAGATTGATTGTCTATGTCAGGATCAGACTCCACACCAACGATTAGGTCTGAGTCTTGGGCAAAAGAAGATGTGTATCCAATTGAATCAGCAGTGATGCGCCTTGACTTCTTGTTACCTAACTTCCAAGACAGTACCTGTGTTGTCCCAATGACTGGAATGTCAGAATTTTGTGCAAGTCGCTTAAGTGAGCGAGTGATGTTAGTTAATGCTTGAGGAGATCCTTTGGGTTCACCATTCTCATCGTCCATTAAGTAAACACCGTCAACAAATAAGATGTCGGGCTTAAACTCTTTTACCTTTGCGGCAAGCGCACTAACCGTTGTCAGAGATGATGTATCTTCTGTAACAATAAATGGGTGCATGTTCTTTCTCATGCGTAAGGTGTCCGTTATCTTTGCTAGTTCATTATTGGTGAGTGAACCACGAAGAATATTTGTGTACGAGACTTTAGAAACAATTGCGTCGTAACGTGCTGCTTGCTCTTCTGCTGACATTTCAAACGATACAAATAACGGAGATTTTCCGTGAAGGTGAGCAGCGTTAGCCATGATTAGCGTCATCAATGACTTACCCTTTTTAGCTTCACCTACAAAGGTAATCAACTGCTGTGGTCTAAAGCCAGATGTTATTCTGTCAAGACCCAGTAACCCAGTAGGTATACCACGTAAGGCATTAGGTGTACTTTGTAATTCTTTGTACTTGTCAACTCGTTGTTCCCAAGTGTCAATCAAGTTAATATCACGAAGTCGTGCAGTCTCTGCTGAGGCTAACTGCACACCCTTAGATAATTCAAGAAGTGCTTTTGCTGTATCCCCTGATTCCAAAGATGGTACAGCTAAAGCCATCGCCTCTAGCAAATTGCGATGTCTGTATGAGTTATAAACCTCATCAATTAGCGCAGTGAATGGTTCTTCTTCCGCACTGATTAAACGAATATCACCAAACTCTTGGCTTAGTGCACGCTTTGTTGGCACCTCTCCATGATCTCGCCAAAAGGTGACAACCCATGACCATACCTTTGACCACTCTTTGGTAAAGTGATCTTCTTTAACTCCAGACTTTAAAGCAACAGTTAAGTCTTTAGTTTGTATTACCTTGCTGATTAAGAGATGTTCTGCACTAGCCATTATGCTGACCACGCAGTCTTAGTAGAAACAACTGTTGACCTAAACCCAATAATCTTTGCGTGCTCTTCATCAGATGTGTACACCTTCTTTATTGATGGAAAAAATCTTAAGTCGTGTGCTAGTTCTTCAATCGTTGCGTAGGCAAAAACTGAAGTAGATATCCCTTTTCTAACTAACCACTTCTCAATACTGTCAACAAGATACCCTGGCAATAGAGTATAAACAACTATCCCTACCTGATATCTACTAATTAAATCAATAGCATGTTTGATAGGAACATCATTAGTCTGCCATTGTGCTAGATACTGGTCCCAGTTCTTACCAGCTTGAGCAACAATTGATCTTGCTTTTTTTATACCTGTAGGTTCTGAAGCTAGTACTCCCTCAAACATTGTGGCTTGAGATATCGGAGAAAAATCAGATAGGTCATTCCCCTGCATAATGCTCCATTGCACGATAGTCCTTGCCCAAGAACGGCAAAACACAACAGCACTCACTTAAAATTGACTTAACACGAGGTCCGTAAATATCGCTTAAACGCGATAATGGAATTTCGCTAGTGATGATCGTTATCAACTGCTGTTCGTATCTGCTGTTCAGCATTGACGTAATCGCTTTCTTTGTAAAGTCGGTCATTCTTTCTGAACCTAAGTTGTCCAACACTAAAATGTCATAAACAGAGTGAATGTACTTAAGCATGTGCTCATCTCCGTACATCTCTGAAGCTCGTGGTCTGGATTCATCTCGTCATAGGATGCTTCTACAAACTTTTCTGCTGTAATAAAGAAGCCACTTAAAAAGTTGTTTAGTACAACTTCCCTAAGCACTCCGCAAGCAACATGAGTTTTACCACTGCCAGAACCGCCAAACAAATACAAACCTTCGCCACATTCTCTATTGTGTTCAATGTTGTCAATCCACTGTTGAGAGTATGTAACAACATCGGGACTACCTAATTTGGTGTCATAATCATTTAATGTTTTTTTAACAAACCGTTTGGGTATGTGCGCATTTTTAAGTCGCTCTTCAGGTTGCCTATTGCGCCAGTACTTGGCAGATCTCCACTCAGTCATTACTACCCCTTTTCAGTCTCTTGTCCACAGTGTATTCCGAGTAATCAAATTTTGCTATCGGAGTGTCAACTTTCTTCTTTAATGAATCTAACCTCGATGCAAAGCCTTTCCAAGTAGGAACATCTTGGGGTAACGGAGTCTGCTTTATCTCATGAGCAAACATGTCAATCATTTTGTAAATCTGCTCAACAGTTACTCCCTTGCTTTTTAGAGTTTTAAAGATTTTCATCAAAGCTATGCCGTTGATTGGAGCATTCAAAGTCATGGCTGACCCTGTAGTCACATCTCTGAAGTAGTTAACCATCCCACCGTTGTACGGTTTCTTCTCAACAGGAAATTTAATAACAGGTTCATCTGCTCCTATAGTTTTGCCGCCCCAATCGTCATTCTTCATTCCAAGTAGGCTTTCCTTTTGGACCAACAAAACGAACTCTAATTTTTTTACCGTTTTCTACTGGGGTTAAAGACATCCGTGAAGACAATACTTCCTTGCCCTTTTCATTTAATTCTTTGATGCTGTACTCCCACATCCATACCATTCCTTTTGCCATGATCAAACTCTCCTGTCGTTTATACGAAGTTGCTGTGCCCAACGAGTGTCCGTTGAGTATAGATCCAGTTGCGTAAGTTTTTTAGAACTTGCTTTTTTACTTTTTTCATTCTTAGTATTATTGTTCTCTCTTATTTGGGTGACACTGGAGTCACTCAATATGAGTGTCTCTGGAGTCACCACAGTAGTGTCCCTGGAGACACCCCTCAGACCCCCAGTGTCTCTGGAGTCACCCCCATTAAGTAGTGCTTCTGCGGCTGCCGTATTGTACGTAATTACGTACACATTTGGCATGTTCTTTCCGTATCTACCCATCTTTACAGTCTTGCGGATTACTCCAATTTCAACAAGTCTGTGCATAGCCCGAATAACAGTTCGGCGGTTATACCCAGTGTCTCTTGCAAGAACATCGTAAGTGGTAGATAAAGTTTGATCGTGAGTATTCATGTAAACAATTGCGCATGTCAAAACATGTAAAGCAACAGAATCCCCTTTCATATGTTTAACTACCCAACTAGGTATAGATACCCAAAATCCTCCTAGTTGTGTATTTTCTCCAGTGTGCACTTTTTTTATTCCCATATGGTTGTTTCCTCTCTGATAGTCATGTTATGCTCGTATTACGTAAACAGTTCCCTTCTCCTGTTTACTATTGCGAGTTACTTAGTAACTGCGCAAGGTTCATATTGTGGTGGGGCGCTGGTTACCCTTCTTTATCGGCGCTCCACCCTGAACTACTCGTTCAGCAATATGCTGATTTGTTCAAGAACTCCAAAACAGTTTCTTTGTCTCCAACAACTGTGTTTGCTTCTTCACCATGTACTTCAGTAAGCACCCAGAAGCTTTTAAAGATCGTTGGGGCTACATCCTGTGTAGGTAAAGGGGTATCAGCTTTTGTCGCTTCCTGGGGCTTCCTAGGGGCCTCTGGAAGGTCATTAGCTTCTTGATTGCTTACTAGAAGCGGAACCAAGCCATTGCACAAATCAAGAGACTCCATGCCTAAAGAATTGGCATAGGTTATTAGCTCGTACACAAGAGCAGTAGGTTCACCAGTGCTCACTTCTTCGTCCCACAGAACAAGTACAGAAAAATGACCGTATCCATCACAAGCGTCTTTAACAAGGTTGTCAACTTTAAGAACACGTTGAGCCGCTGCTTCTACTTTAGGGTGTACTTTCCCGTCTTCATGCATGATAGAAAATTCAATCTCGTGCGAAATCAACCAATCTAAAACTCGTGCTTGACCATCAGTTGGCTTACCAGTCCACAGATAAACAAACTCATCTGCGATTGCTGAAATATCTGATAACCCAGTTTCAATGACATTAGCACTAGCGTTGCCTGTACCACCAATTATGTAATACCTTCTCATTTTATTCTCCTATTGTTTATTTTAAAGACTTGTGATGTGCCATATCCCCTAGATAAGTTACGCAACGTAGTACGGTGTGACAAAGCCCAGCAAGGGTTGCTATAACTAATCCACCAATCCACATATTGTCAATGTCTACAATGAAAGAAGCTCCGTATGACATTGCAACTCCAGCAAGAACCTTAACCCAAGGCATTGCTTCTTTAGGCAAAAGTAAATCAACAATTTGTAACACTTTGTAAACGGCTAGTGCACCTAGTATGTAGTTCATGTTTCTCCTGGGATCCAATCGTAGTTAATTGCTGTGTCTATGGATGTGTCCAGTAGCATAGTGACTGGGAATAGATTTGGCAACAACCTAGTAATTGTTTCTTGAGTTTTTGTACGGTTGGGCGAATAAGTAGAATAAGATGCGTATTGGCTACCAGACCATTGATGATCTGCCAAGTTGTTTTGATAAACAAAACCGCCAAAGTCTGAGTCCCCATTAAAGAAGTTGCCGTAAGTATTAGGTTCTAACATCCATTCTGATACCACTGTTGATTGCCCAGCACCTAGTCCAAGGATAAGTACTGGAAAGTACGTAGCAGTAGTTGATATGTTTGGGTTTAATATTACTTTCCTACCTGTAGGAGATAAGTTGGTTGCCACTACTTGATTAGTCTGAGAAGTTGTTGCCCAATTAGACCAAGAGGTAGATGCAGAAGCATATTGTGCTCCCCAAATAAAACCAGCAGAAGCTGTTGTGATTTGAATAGATGACCAGTATTCGGTGTCAGCTTTTATAGGAACACCAACTGTTGACAACAAGGAAAATTGAGCTGAGGCACTTCCTGTATTAGATACAGTTATGTATTTACCATTTTTGGTATAACTAACTGAAGCGGTCTGAGATGATAATTCCCATTTCTTAGTTCCAGATTCTATTACAAATAAAGAGTCAGCAATAAGGTTTGCTTTGCCAGCATGCACATTAAATTTATAACGAGGGCTTGAAGTAGACTTAACAACGTCCACCTCAGATCCACTGATAGCAATTAAAGTCTGTTTAACAGCATCTAGCGTACCTTTACGTTTACGGTAATAAGTAAGGTCTTTAAGTAATTGCCTTACCCTTGATGTACCTAAATCTTGAGGGGTAACCTCTAATCCAAACATCTTTGATAGTTGTTCAATGGACTCAGCCTCAGTAACTTCTGGGTCATACTGCTTAACAACAGAATCAATTAGTGTTCTAGTTCTATCAAACTCAAAACCAAATATATCTAAAAAGCGATATAGGTAGCCTCTGTTCAAACCTTCTGGGTCTGTGTCTCTTCCATAGATGTCTTGTTGACGATGATTAGATGGGATACGACTCCACAGAGAATCCGTAGTTTGATGTGTAAAAGGAACTAACTCTTGTAATGTGGCAACTCTTTCATACCAATTAACTCCAGTGCTGCCAGTTCCATTTTGATTCCAATGCAAGAACAAAGAATAGTACGCCCACTGTCCAGATGGCAAATTAGTGTGAGTATACGAAAAAGTAGTGTCACTAAATATTTGCCTTTTTATTAATATTCCATCAGCAACAGTTTCAGGTGCCCCAGTTGACGAATATACAATTACTACTCCTTGTATATTTGTTTGTGTTGCTACATTTAATGCAGGGTTTGTTATTAAAAAGTTAGACCAGGATAGTTGTACTGAAGTATGAGTTGTAGCTATTGCCTCAAAAGCAGCTGTTACAACGAGAGCGCCAACTGGGGCTATGAAGCCATCAGCACGTAATGAACTATCACTATCAACACGTGTTAATCCTGTTGGAGCATCAGTTTCAGTTCCACGAACATAAGAACCAAACGGGTTAGCGTCAGGGCTAGCGCCTGTATCAACTCGTCGTATTCTAAAAGATTTATACGCCACTAGTAGAGACTCCTCCACTAATTGTTACTGCTAGTTCGGTTAGTAGAAGTAATTCTGTGTCAGCTGCTTGCACACCTTGAACATTTGGAGATGCCGATGCTGTATCTATAACACTGGAAGAACCAGTAGTAAACCTAGTTATGTTTGCGTAGTCAACACCGTCAACATTTAGTATAGTTCTGTACAGAGTTCCTAATGAAATTGTTTGACCAAACGAAATATCGTCAAAATTAAATAAAGTTTTGATAGCAGTTCTTATGTTGTCTTCTACCAACTCTTGAACATAGCTAGGAAGAATGGCTACAGAACAACTAATCTTTGCTAAGGCAAGTACTACAGAAGGCATAACAACAGAGTTGACACCTATCATTTCACGAGGTTGAATGTAGTCGTAGATCAAATCTCGATACGTTGAATCTAGATACAAAGGACTAGTTGTCGGTGTTCCTGTTAATGTTCCATCATAATCATCTGGAGTGTTTAAGGCAAATATCTTAACTTGTGCATTCTTAAACGTAGCAACAGATGAAACGCTAGCCGATGCAACACTGGCAGATGTTAGAGCGTAAGTAAAGGTATTACTTGTAGTTCCTGTTACTACATATGTACCATCAAACGTATCATCAACTCCAAACACTCCAACATACTCTCCATTTGAAAGAGAGTGGGTAGTAGAAGTAGTCAAGGTTGCAACAGTTGCTGTTTTTGCTTTGTTACTGATAACCCCTTGTTTTGCAACTGCTCCTGTAACTACCTTTGCTTTTGTTTTAGTAATACCTGGAACACGTAAAGTTAGTTCTTCATAATCTTGCAGAGAAACTGCTCTATCTTGAGATCTAAAAGAAGTTGGTATGTTTGCTTTTAGTGAAGTTATGCTCTCAGCGTTTGCTCCACCAAAAGCTCTCAAGGTGTTTGGGGTAATGACAATGCCATCGTAAGCTGGTCCATAAGCATTGGTTAAAGACTCAAAAGCGTTGACTGAGTTGGCTGGTACGTTACCCGCTGAACCTCTACTCCTACGGTAAGTAATAGTTACGATTGCATTTACTGTAGGTATTTTTCCATGTACACCATTACCAAAATGCAATTGAATTGAATCGTCTGATTGAAGATCGGCTGAGTAAACTTTATCAGAGTTAGTACTCTCTATTAAACGATCAACTTGAGAGTATCCAACAACTGCACCAAAAATTCCTTCAGCTACTGTTACATCAATAGAGTCTTTAACAATGCCAATTCTAGATAAAGTAAATTTTTGTGAGAGTTGCCCGTTGCTAGTAAAAGACTCTGTAAAGTTTTCGCCTTCAGTTAACCGTAGGGTTGCTGAAGTTGCCTTAGCATATGTTGAATACCCAGAAATTGTAGTTCCGCTTGCATTAAAAGCTATTGCTGTGTTAGATGTGAACACTACTGGATCAGCAGTTTCTACTATGGGTTTAGCTAAAAATCTTGTGTTTGCTGGTATTAAAATAGGGTTTACATCTGTTGCAAGTGATGCAGCAGCATTTAAACTGATTGTAGTTTGAGCAGGAGTTCTCCCATGGGGGATGTAGTCTAGTAAACTTGCAATTGCTAAAATTGACGAACGTCGTGACGCTGTGTCTAAGAAAGCTTCTTTTGCTGCTTGATCTACATAGTAATGTAAGATGTCACCCATATAAGCAACTAAATCAACAAATAACATTCCAAAATCAGAATTGTCTCTTGATGACCATTCTGGGAAAATAGAAGATGCACGTGCTAATAGGTCAGAGCGAATAGATACATAATCTCGGTTGGTGTAATCAAATGTGCTCATAAAGAAGAGTCCTCGTTTAGATCAGATGGAATAAGTACTTGAATAATTGCTTGGCGTGTTCCAAATGTTGGAAGTTTGTACTCTACTGCAATATTAACAGTTGAGTCATCTAAGGAACTAGGTCCTAAGATATACATATTAGATATTTGCGCTCCAGAAATGTTTTTTTGCAAACCACTCAAAGCCTCTAGTTTAAATTCTTCAAAAAATAATGAATCAAAATTTTCAAAAACTAAAGCGTCGGTGTTAGCGCCATATGATGGTGTCATTGGTCGCTCAAACATAGAGGTTAGTAAATAATCTGTAATCTTTTGTTTAATTATTTCGTCCGTGGTCTTAGCCGAGGCAAGCCTTCCAGAAGAATCTATTTGCATAGGTATTTTTAAAATTGACATATTTATCCTTGAACTATGGGGTTGACATTTAGAATAAACATATTTGTGTATTCTCTACTATCAGTAGCAACAACTACTTGAGTTCCTATTGCAGGAACTGGCCATACTCCATCAACTTTTTGTCTACCAATAAAAGATATATCCAAAGCAATCTCTGGTCCAAATTTAGAAGGAATACGAACTTTGATCTCACCAGTAATTTCATCAGATGAAGAGACTATGGCTCTGTGTATATACGGACCAAAAATTTCAGTATACATGAGCAAACTCTCTTTCTGTTTTCCACAAGTTGTTAACAAGTATAGATTCAGGAGCCTCTTTGTAGATAGAGTCATTACCTATAACTAACGGTTCTTCATTAGTTGAATCGGTTTTTAACTTAAGTGTTGTAATGTAATGTTTATTATTGATATGATGTGTAGCTTCTTCAATAATCCAGTAGCCATCAAATTTAGAATCATATGGGCCAATATTTACTAATCGTCCAGGCATAGCGTTAGAAACACCTATTACAGATGCTGTTGCTACCATTGGGTAAGACTCTCTAGTATATTTTCTTACGTACTCTTTTAGAGAATCCTGAGTTGTTGTGTTTATTATAATTTCATTAACAAATTTAGTTTTAAACTTGCTTCCAAGACCACTGTTCTTATCTTGAGTAGATGAATAGGATATTTCTTTTCCTAAATTGTCTAAAGATTTAACTATCCAATCAGAGGCGTTGCCTTCTGGCGTAACTTGTCCAAAAACACCTTTAAACTCGTATATGTTTCCAGGAAGCCTTTCTGCGCCCTTAGCTCCATTTAAAGTTTGTAGGGGTATTGCTGGAAGCAATTTAAAGTATGAAGAAAAAGAATCGTAGACATTTATATGTGTTCCATGCGCTGTGACAGTGTATCCAATTCTATTAGCTGCAGATACAAGAAACTCCCAGTCACTAATTTCATTTTGGCTTAGTAGTGGAAATACATAAGTATTGTCAGGGACAGAATAAGAAAAACCGTACTTTTCTGCCATAATAGATGTTAATTGTTTTATTGTTTTTTTCTCGTAAGTTTTGTTTTTAATAGCTTTCATTTCGTAGCTACTCCCAAAACAAACAACTTTAGCCATTTGAATTAATGAGTCATTCACTGTACCCATTTTTGTACGTGCTTCTATTTCTACATAGGCTACATACCCTGTAAATTGTATTAAATTTGCTTCGTTATTTCCAAGAAGTATTTTTACGGGTAGACCTATATAGGAGGTAACTGCAACACCAGGAAAGCCTGCATAAGTAATGGTAGCCATATCATGTTTATTCTCAGAAAAAGATAGGTCAACAGAAGCTATTTGAGAGTATGGTACTGTGCCTTGCTCTATAATCACATCTAAGATTGGAACTTCGGGAAAAGCATTTGAAAAAATCATAGAGGTATACGTATTATGTCGTTAGCTGTTAAATCAAAACTAAATTCTAATTGAGGATTTAAATCTAGTAATCTCCAATGCTGAGAACTGTCTCCATAAAGTTTAGCTGCTAATACCTCTATTGTGTCACCTGGTCTAACTATATAATTTTGCACAGATAGACTACTTTGATTTTTGCGTATAGCAATGACTGATCCATCGTCATTTATTGCAGTGGTGTATCGGGAAAGGGAGTTAATCATGGAGCAGGAACTTTAAACGTAATGCCTCTAAATAAAACATTATCACCACATGCTACTTTTTGTTCAACATGAGCAGTTTGAGCTACTGGATAAGTTGTTCCATCAACTTCTAATTGCAGGTCAATGTTTAATTCTACCCAAAATTTGTCTTCAATAAATGGGCGAGGAATATTTGAATCAATTGTGCCATCTGAGTATAAACTCCATTTAGCATCTGCTTGCGAGCCAAAAATAGCTGGTCCTGGGCTTACTTTGCCAATAATGTGAGAAAAAATAGTCTTATTAAAAACTTTATATTGCTCAAACATTTTTCCACTGCCTACAGCTAGTGTTAATGGGTTTGCTTTCGTACCCCATTTGGCAAGAGCACTATCAGAAGGCGCTCCTGCAGTTAAGGTGTAGGGAGCAGGTGCGTTAATACTAGAAAATCCTCGTGTGCCATTAGAAGAAACATAAGAATGCCACCACATTTTTATAGTCCCATTCCAAATAAAGTTGGCTGTTTTCCCTACAGCTTTATCTAAAGTATTATCTATAAAAAATTTACCTTCATCTGATACTAATAGTTGAAAATTAAAATTGTGTTCAGTTTTGTTTGTTGGTAGTATTATTTGTAAAAGACTAAGATCGCTACCATCATGAACTATTTTTGAATAAAGGTTTTTAGTTCCGTCTTTATTTTGTCTGTAAAGGGCTATTTGTGACTCTGATAAATTTGAAAGATCTGGTTCTGCACTGGAATCTGCTCCATCACCACTGAATCCTCCAACATTAGAAGTAAGCATTGTTTGTTTTTTAGCAAAACCAATGTACAGTGCTTGTATTTGCAAAGTAACTGTTGCTTGTGTTGGTATAAATGTGTTAGTAAACTTGTGAATATTTACCGAACTCTGAGTAACAAAACCTTCAACCATCATTAAATTAGATAGCATAATGCGCACTGGAGAAGGAACTAAAAAAGCTGTGTTCCCTATGTTTGGGTTGTTTTTAAGATCACCAGAATTTGCAGACCAGTAATCATTGCCAGTTTTTATGCTGTCCTCTTTATCCTGATCATCAGACTTATCATTGTTTTTTGGAGGGTCTTTAGGGTTATTCTTTGCATTTCTTGCATTGGTTTCTACTATGTTCTGGAGAGTTGATATTGTTTCTTTATTTATTCCCTGACCAATAATAGAATCTAAAACAAATATGTCAGCAAGAACCCCTATCTGACAAACCCATGATTTGTCATAATCTGCAGTCATGTATTTTTGTACAGAATTCATGTCAAAAGCATCGGTGTTGACACGTTTAGATGTTTTAGTAGAACCACCTTTTGTATTGGGTAGATATGTTCCTGAAGCTACTTCCGCTTCTCTGTTAAACAATAACCTTAAAGTGTAGCTAGATTGTCCAGGAACGGGTACCGTCAATTGACCTGGATCTTGGTTAAAAAAGAATTGAGTGTTTATAGCGTTACCATCAACAGTACGTTCAAAAGATTCTGGTTGAAATTGAAAGTTACATCGTCTATTTTTGATATCGCTAGCGTCCCCCATTTTAGCGTAGAACTCATTTAATCTACGAATATACCCACGCACTGGTTGATATGTTCTATTACTCATTGTTCTTGCTGTTGCACCAGGCCAAATAAACGCTGGATTGTCAAGTTCCCCTTGTTGAGGTTCTTGTAGGTTTCCAGTAATTCTATAATTAGAAGAACTACTTGGTATTGTTTTTGAACTCTTTGCTTCTATTTGTCTTTCCCATTCATCAGCAGATGGCATTATGTTGTCCTCAACAATTCTTGTTTAAGATCTTTATCTATTAATCGGGCTAATTCTTGAGCCATACGGTATGCGTCAGACGGATTGCTTCCAGTAGAGGTTACATATATGTTAGGCGCTATTGTAACACTAGTGTTTCCACCAATTTTTACGTTTGGTTTATTGTTACGTTTTGGTGTTGTTAGATCTTCAGGATCTCCAACAGCTGCAGACATTCCTGGAAGCACTCCTGCAGTATTCCATGTATCACGTTCTGGAAACTGACCAACACCCTCTTTAGTCCCCTTAGCCTCCATTGTTGTTCCGTCACCTAAGCTAATGGCTACGTGATGTGCGGCTGCTCCTTCTTCTTTCCTAAACAACAACGCTCCCTTTTGTTTTTTGGCTTCCTCTGGAGTTAACTCACCACCAGTCTTTTTAGTAAACTGGTACAAACCCTCAGCGTTTGTATTACCAAAACCAGGGGCTTCGTAACCAGATTGTTTAGCTGCCCAAACAACAAGACCACTGCAATCAAATGCAGAAGGATCAGGGTTTGATAAATCTCTGGCTGTGCCATAAGCATATGTATCTCCCTCCGCTTTTAGAGCTTGGTTTACAAACGCTTCAGCTTTGTTCGTCGCAACAGTTTCTAGTTTTGACACACCTGGAGTAGCCCCAGTGCTGGGAGTTGGTGCATTGGTTGAACCCAGCATGGATCCTTTACTACTAATTCCTGCACCACCTGCTGCTCCATCAGCAAGTAACGATTGTAAGTTGGTTGATTCAATTTGTTGTGAAGCACTTGTAGTAAATGAACTTTGAACGCTGTTTAAACCTGCTTGATATTCAGCCCTAGTTCTGGGAAGTTCAGCAGGTTGTACGTGCCATGGTTCTCCGTGTTCACCACCAAAAGCTTTTAAGCCATATTTTGCTGCATTTTTTTCTACCCAATCTATATCTCCAGATAAGTCTGCAGCAAGCCCTAACTCGTGCATTGATGTTCCTGGAGGAGCAACTGGCGCTCCAGAGACATGTCGGTATTGTTTGCCGTTCCAAGTTGCATCACCATCGTCGCCCTCACGAACTTCTGTATATCGGGAGAGGAACAAAGCTTTTTGTTCTGCTTCAGATCGTGCACCGCTAGCCAATCCAACTTTTGGGTTGTCTTGAAACATTTTAAGCAATCTGTTTTTAAATGATGCATTTAATGGAGAAAACTCAGGGGAGTTAACAAGGTCGGCTAACGGTATTTGGCCGTTCTTAAGAGGAATAGTTGCGCCTTTTGTATTGTCTTCATTAACGGGGTCACCCATTGTTTTGGCACCAAAACCCATCAATGCTGCACCAGCAACAGCGCCAACACCAGTCCAACCAGCAGCACCTGCTATTGCAGCTCCACCAGCTATCATAAGTCCACCAGTTACTTTTCGTCCAACGCTTCCTCGTGTTTTTATGTTTGTCCCAACAATACCTTTTAGAGCTTCTTCTAAACCTCCAAGTGCCCTAGTAACTGCTTGAGTATTTTTTTCAAATTGGGCTAAATTATCAGCATTTCTTGCGTAATAATTTTCATCACGTTTTTCTGACACCCTTGCAGTTTCCTCTGCTTGCGTAGCATAGTTGTCTTCAATACCCATAATTCTACGATCAGCAGCTTTGGAACCATCGTAAAGAGTGCTTTTTCCAGTTTTCTTTTTATATGTTTGAGCTTGTTGCGCATAGTCTAAGTATTGGTCAACCATGTCTTCAGGTACTCCAGAAGCCAAAAGCATTGCTCTGGTATTTGAACCTTGTTGTTTGGCGCCTTTTAATACCCTGTCATTAAGCAAACCTGTTCGTTGCACTACTTGTTGCATTACCTCAAATGATGATCGTTGCTTACCTCCAAGACCATACATACCAGTACCAAGCATCATGGTCATACGGTTGTTGGCAGCAGGTCCAGCTAAAGTTGCGGCTTGTTGCGCTAGTTGATCTGTACCAATTGAGTAGCCAGAAGAAGCTCGCATTGCGGAAAAACCAGCAGCATTTTTTTGTGCGTTGATACCAGTTGATGCTTGTAACGAAAGTAAGGTACTTATTCCTCCATAGCCTAAACGCTGATCAGTCAAAGGAGTACGCATCTGGCTAACGTACTGCATTTGTGAAATACCCTTAGTTTGCTGGTAGTAAACACCTAATTTATCTGCACTCATAGAACGAGAAAGATTATTATCCATTCGGGCATTCATTGCACCAATAGTCGCCGTAACTGCTTGTAACCCATATGATGCTGCTCTACCATAAGGGTTAATTCCTGCTTGTCCACCGCCACCACCGCCACCATTCCCTGGTTCTGGCGTTGCAGGAATAGTACCGCTAATAACTGTATTATTCTGAATCAAAGTCATATGAGCTGGAGGTGTTATAGCTCCAGTAGTTGGGTTAGCCCCTCCACCGCCTATTCCTGCTACTCCGCCAAGTCCTTTTATCCTTTGTAAAGCGGCCAAGGTAGCGTTTAATTTTCTATTAACGCTAGTTAAAGTCGTATCTAATGCCTTAAAATCGGTACGAATGGTTGTAATACCTTTAACCAGTTTCTCCATCTGGTCAACGTCAACTTTAAATTTAGCTTTTAAGTCACCTAAGTTTTTTTCTGCCATGATTACTCCGATCTACGCCAACGGCTCATTGCCGCCCAATAAGTGCGCTGACGCACTGTCATCATTTTGATATCGGTGAGCGAAAAGCCCTTGTAAACAGATGCTATTGAATCGTATTCCCAGTAAGTCCTTACTAGATTAGCCAAATAAAAGTGAGGCCCAGTTTAGCATTATTGGAAAAGGTTTTTCGCAATGGGCACAGTGGGCTTCCACCTCCTTGATTTCTGGGCCAGGTTGTGCTGCAAGTAACTTATCAATGATTGTGGCACGGTCTTTCATACCTAAGCTTTTAGCCCATTTCTCAGTATCTGCAGGAGGAGTAACCCCTTCCCACAAAGCGCAACGAGATATTAAAATGGTGTTTTGCTCTGGAATAGTTTTTGCTTTCTTACTAACTGCTTGACTATCTCCACCTGTAACTAGGCGAAATGCCTGCTCTTGTCCGTTTCGTAGTTTAATTACTAATGGTTTTTGCGGGTTACTTTTAGGTTGTTTAATAGGAAACTCCGACATGCTAATAAGCACATCATTAGATTTCTTACAATGAGGACAATTGATTTGGTACTCACGGTGTTCCCCATAAGTGGCTCTTACCGTTGCCAAGAATAAAGAGTCTCGATCTCCTAGAATAAGAGAATCAATTAATGCAGGTTTATCTGCAACTATTAAGTTACCAACAGACAAAACACTTCTTTTCAAAAGTGCTGCCATGTATTGAGCGTATAGTAAATCACCATCAGCATCTAATGCCGCTAATGCTTCTTCATCTTCACCAGTTAATTCTTTAACTGTAGCTGTGGTTTCCCATTCCATAGATTCCGCATTTTTAATACCGCAAAATAGTTCTAAAGTGGTATTTGGTGTGGATACTATTTGTGGTACTGGATCAGCTATAGCAGCGTTTATTGCTGCTGCATCATTTTGTATTACCATTTTGTGCTCCTAGTTGTTATTTAATTTAGACTGTCAATATCCGCAACGTCATTGCCCCATGCTACTGCAAAACCTTCATGATGAATATTAAGCTGTTGAATCATAATTCCGTTGTCTCCAGCGTTAAGATCACTAAGACCATAAGCTCCAGGCCAGCAGTTAAATATTTTAAAAGCTAATTTAACATTTCCAGGGTTAACTGGAGTTGTTGTTTGATTGTCGTATTGGTATTGAACGCCTTGCGCAGTAAATGGGTGATCATATACTTTAACAACTATGTTGCAACGGTAGTTAGATGCATCGCCAGAAGCTCCTCCTGCAAAACCGCCTTTACCTCCGTCAATCCATGAGTGCATAAACTTCTGCCACTGGTACAACTGATCTTGAGTGGCAAAAGCACCTCTTGCAAAAGAAATTGGTGGGAAATCTGATTGACCCATCATCTTATGAGGGTGGGTGTTCATTCCACCTTCACGGTAAGCTATAAGTTCGTTTTGAACGGATAGTCCACCCATTTGTGCAAACCCTAAATCGCCTATACCACTAGTAAGGGTTTTTAAAGTGTCGTCAAGGGGAGTGAATCTAACCGTAAATTTAAAGTTACGTAGAGGATCAGTTCGTGTTGTTTGTGCCATGGTATCTCCTATATAGATGTTGCTGTTGACCCACCAGTAAATTGACTGATGGTGATTACGATAAATTCAGCAGGAGTTTGTAAGGCAACCCCAACTTCGATGTTTACTATTCCATCTTCTACTGATAGTGCCGTGTTGTTTGCTGAACTACATGTAATGTAGAAAGCTTCTCCAGTAGATTTTCCTTTTAATCCACCAGTTCCCCAGAAGTTTGTAAGAATAGATGAGATTTTTACTGTAAGGTCAGACCACAAACGCTCATCATTTGGTTCAAATAGAGCGTATGCTGTTGAGTCTTTAAGTGTTTGCTTAAGGAAGTTTAAAGAACGACGCACCGTAATAAACTTATCTGCAGTGTTTCGTGCTTGTGTGCGAGCGCCATTTATGATAACGCCAACTCCAGGGACTGTACTAAACAAGTTAATTTGTTCTGTTTTGTACAATGAACCTTGCTCTGCTTCAGTAAGGGTTGTTACTAAACCAAAGACATTGCGCACATCTAAACCGTAACCAGCTGGGGCTTTAGCAACACCACGAGATACCTCAGAACGAATCATTGCTCCAACCACTGCACCACCAGGGAAGGTAGTACGGACAGCTGCGGCACCTGATTTGGTTGGGTCAAACATTTTAAGGGCTGGTCCGTATACAGCAGCGTAGCTGGATTGAGTATACCCAGATACAGCCGCCGATAGAGCAGATTTAGTGGTTGCTGCCAGTGGTGTGTCTACAACTAGGAAAGAATTTCCTCTTGTAGCCATTTTGTCTATACCATCATTAACAATAGTTGTAGACGTTTGCCCGACTAAGTTAAAAATCAAAGGTTGCTTGTTAGTATCGTAGTTGTCTAACGTAGCAGCCCAGTCAACAGAGTCAATTGATCCACCTCCGTCTGATCCAGAAGCAAAGGTTTTTGAAACAACTACTACGCTGCTTGTCAAACCACTGATAGTCAGCTGAGCACCTGCGGCAACTGTAGCAACGCTTGCTGTTGTGACGTATGACGAATATAAGTCAAGAACTGTACCGATGTACCTGTTCTCTGAAGGATCTACAGATAGACCAGACCATTCCTCTACTTGTACACCACTTAGTTTTACTGTCACTGTAAACAATGAGTCTTTAGTAAACTTAGGTGTTGTTGTCGGAGTGACCAGCGTAGTGGTATCAAACGTGTAATCAACTGTTAAAGAGTTACCCCAAACACCAGCTGATTTAGCATTTAATCTCCAGATGTCTGCGGCAGCACCAGCAGTTGGAGTTCCTTGAATATTGCTGGTTGCAAGCACTGCTGAAGAATCGGCAACACGAGCAACATAGGCTGTCTGTCCACCGTTAGCAAAGAAATGGTAAACAGCGTAACCTAGATCATAATCATTGTTTAAAGCGCCAAAAATACTTGTGTACTGTGTCCAGCTAGTAATAGCTATTGGCGTAGTTGGACCTCGCTCTGCCGTTCCTAGAAAAGCAGCAGATGTTACTCCTGTGTTAGCTGTAATGTTGGTAGTAAACGTGGATTCTGATACGTATACTCCTGGGCGCTCATATGCCATGATAACTCCTATTGATAATTAATGTGGGCTGTATATTACTCATTGAAAGCTGTTAGTTGATAATCTATTGTACTATTAATTGTGGACACTGGTTTAACAGAGGTGAGGGATGTGTAATCTCCATCAGCTATCTCTGAAGACATTTTTAAAGTATATACCTTACGAAATATTCGTTTTCTAAAACCAGACTCCTGATCTAAGAGGTCGGCATTGGTCCAATCCAACAGATCAAACCTTCGTGCAGTGTTGTCTGCTTGAATATGTATGGAATTATACCTAAAAGGAACAACGTGGGATAGAAAGCGTGAGGTCAGTTGGCGGTCATGTAGGGCAGTACGACAGTATGTAGACACTTGATAAAGTAAGTCAACTGGAATAAAGTCCATTGTTGTCTTAAAATTGGTTGTGCTTCCACCAGAAACACTAGCGCTAACACTTGGCCAATAGTTAAAGAAGGCGGGGTTACCCGACCAACCACCAGCATTTCCTGAGTAAATCAAGGTATCTGAATGCTGACGGTCTGTAGCATGAAGGATATCAATAAGCTCAATTGTGATAAAAGGGTATTTACGCTCAGTTTCTGATTCTGGGTATCTAAAGAAGACATCTACAGGTCGGCTACCATCTCTATCGTCGCTTACAGAGCAACCACTAAACCTAAGTTTAATAGCTTCATCCTCTGCTAATAGGAATCCAGTCTTCATTTTTTATTACCTAAAAACTCGTTAATTCTGGTGTTAATGGCTTTACCCATAGTTTTATCAACCTTAAGGATTTCATGCCTTAAAAGGGATTTTGCTGGGGGACCATATTCTAAAGAAGCAGCAATAGCTTTAGATTTACCTTTTACTGCGTAGTTAAATGTAAGGTTTTTAGGATCCCAAAGAATATTAAAATCTTCTGCTATGTCCTTCCAAGCCGCTTCTTTTTCAGGAAGTTCTTTTTTTATTCGCTCCGTATCTGACAAGATAATTGGATCAATAATTTGAGCAAGATGTTTGTCCATATTTATAAACAACTCAGCTAAGTAGCTAATTGGAGAAGGACAGCCTGAGATTATAGGACTAGAGGATGCGCTTGAAGATGTGCCACTCATAGGCGCTCCTTGTGTTCTATAGGCGTTGTATTACTTAGCGCTCGCTAAGTATTTACAGTTTATCAGGAAAGAGAAGGTAGCGCCGAAGGCCAAGGGAAGTCAGTAACAGCCAATGCTGCTGGACCTGGATCGTTGGGCATTTCGTCATCTACGTACACTTCAATGCCTTCAACTACTACAAGCACATCATCTTTTACACGACCACGAACACGGTACATCGTAACACTGTAATAACGAGCGTCGTACATAAACATATCATTTAAATGTCTTTGGTATTCATATGGCTCAGGTACACCTGCGTCACGCATGTCAGCAATAGACATAACTACGTTTACTACCTGTACTGGCTGTCTTCCTTCAGGAATGGCTCTTTTAGTATCTTCAGTTTCGGTAATCATAAGTACTGGAATAGATATATTATCCCTATACTTCTTACCACCATTCCCGCCTACACCTTCGTCGTAAACATCGTCGTATGTGCTTCCCACATTTGAAAAAGGTATAAAGCTAAACCATGATATGGTTTCTCCAACGTGTCGTTGGTATTGACGATAGTTTTTGCGAATATGCGCAAGTTCTCTACGACCATCCATAAGTTACATCCCGTAGATTGCGGCAGAGTTTATGCTAACTCCAGGCTCAATATCTACAAAAACATTGTTAAGTTGCTTATCGGCTGGCTCTTCAATAACAATCATTCCCTCACTTATCTCAGGGAACAAGCGTTCAATAGGTCCATATTCTCCAAGTTCTTTAGACTTGTAAATAGGAACAAACCTATTTGTGCTTCTAGACACACGACGCAAATTCATTACTTCAATTCTTTCAAGACCAATGTTTAGAGATTTAGCTTGGCGTTCGTATGCTTTTGACCAATAATCAAGTAAGCTTTGAACCATTCGGAAGCGTTGACTTGCTGGGATATGCACTGATTCTGATGTTGTAATGTCAATGTCTCGGCTGTACTCGGTCAGTAAACCCCAAAGAGATTCAACAACACAGTGCATACCAATAGTGTCAATAACAATTGCAGACATGCTTTCAAGAGGTAAATCTAAATTGTATATATGCTGTTCTATTGAATGACTAGCATAAAACTCAAGGTCTGAAGGAAGAACCCATTCATAATAGTAACCTTCAACTAGGATACTGGCGCTGGCTGAAGGTGTTGTATTAAACCGTAGAATACCGTTTCGGGCATCTAGAGAGTAATAAGAACTTGCAGACGTATCAGAAGTTATTGTAACTGGGGCGTTGTTTACGTATGTAGCAACCCATAATGAGTCAGAGTCTATGTTTGGACTTCCTAGTTCATAAGTACGCCCAACCGCATCAAAGGATACTTGAAAGAATTTAGGAAAATCTCTTAAGAAGTTTCTAGCAATTGTTGTAATGGTAGAAACAGTTGCAGCATCATATGTTGTCGTCATGCTAATAGTTTACTTTATTATTGATCGCCAGAACCAGAACCAGGAACTGTATCTTGAAGTTCTTGATTCATTGCTGGCTGTTGTTCTCTAAACCTGCCAACAGTCACTCTGCGTACTCTTGTAATGTCAGCGACAGTCCCTGTAGGGATTGGGATAAGTCGTTCGCTCACAATCCAACAAGCAAAAATGGATTTAGTGGGGCATCAGATGCCACAGTGTACACTCCCAAGTTTTGCCATACTCCAGTGTGCTTTACATACAAAGAAGATTGACCAGAAGCTGGGGTGTCTCCAGTACGGATATACAAATCGCCATCAACACCAACAGATGGTGGAACACCAGTTCCACTGCGGATGATTGTAGATACAAGTTTGCGTTTGTCAACAACACTGTTATTACCAAAGGTTTCACCAGACTTACGGAAAAGCGCATACAGCACAATTTGAGTTGAAGCTACAGTCGGAAACACAGGGTTAGTTGCGCTAGCTGTTCCAATGATGGTGTTTAAACTAAACACACCAGAACTATTTTGGGCAACAACTAAATCAAAACGTGGGTCAGCTCCAGCTGCTGTAAAGCTTAAAGTAGCCCCAGCGACAGAGCCGTAAACACCATCAATGAGTACTTCACCAGTAGCAACAATTGCTGTACCGTTTCCAGTAGCATTAAACGTGGTGGAAAACCCAGAAAGTATGGCATATCTGCCATTACCTAAAATATTAAAATCTAATGAGTCAGGCTCTGCTTGGTCTAAACTTTGGATTGATACACCAAATTCTTTTGCGTTGGGTACTGTAAATCCTGTCATTGTCTAAACCTCAAAGTGTGTCGTAGATATTTCCTGACCTTTTAAGATAGTTGAACAGTTCACGTGGAAGCTTATAGCGTTGCCCATCATTAAATGAATAGCTTGTATGACTCCAAAACATAACCCAACTACCCTTTACCCTTGCGGATACAAAGTCGTCTTTGGTGTTTGGATCCAATACTTCTGCTTCATCTCTAGCAATTTCATATAAACTTTGATCTTGTTCTTGCTCAACGAATTCTTTAATTTCTTTTTTTGTACGTACCATGTCTTGTCCTTTTTGTGTGTTGATTTGATTCTATGGGTGGGGTTTCCCCCACCCATAATTTCAAAGATTAATTAAGCGATTGCTCCACCCTTGGTGTTAATCACAACACGGGATTCTGCGGTAATCATACCGAAGCCCCAGATTGCGTACCAAGCAAGACCATGCTCACGACCAAAGTCAATGACACCACCGTCACGGAGTTCTACTGGCAAAGCAATAGCGTGTCCGAAAGCGTTGTCACCAATCATGATGGCGCTGTATGATGTTGCTGTTGGTGCTTGTACACCAGTTGTTGCTGACACGAGGTCGGCAGGTCCTTGACCTTGTACAACTTGAGTTGTCTCAATGAACACTACGTCATAGAGGCGACCAATTTCACCGAGCATGAAGTTACCTGGAGCAGCATACTTTGTTACTTCAATGAATTCAGGCCAGTCACGAAGCGCACGGCTCTGTGATGGGTGAACGAAGCAGACGTATGTGTCGCCAAGACGTGGGATGTTTTGACCAGCAAGTACCTCAACAGCATCTTTAATTGCTGCTGGTGATAGGTAACCTGGGCTGCTGTATGTGCCTACAGTACCTGCATCGTATGGCGAAATCGTTGTACGAGCACCCGACGCAACGTTGCGACCAAACACTACGCTTGGAGGAACCGCAGAACCACCAGCGAACGGAACAGCATTTGTGTAAAGCGTGTTACGAGCTTGGATGTCCATTGATTGTGCCATGTGGCGACCAAGCAAACGACTTGATGATGCCATGACATCATCAAATGATGCGTTAAGAAGAAGTTCAGTAACTGCAAGAGCCTGACCTTGTTCACCAACTGTGATTTGAATCTGTGATGCTGATAGAGCAACTGGCTCCATACGTACACCTTCAGTGAGCACTGCTCCAGTGGTTTGGTCTGTTGACAAGTTTGAATAGCGCATGAAGTTAATTGTCAAACCAGGCATTACACCAAGTTCAGTCTTCTTAACTGCAAACTGCTCAAAACGAAGAACAGGCATTGCTTGGAACAAAATCTCTTTTGACCAAATTTGTTGAATTGCTGGTGAGAGTGTTGCATCACTTGAGTAGCCTGTCGTGGTAATTGAACCAAGACCTGCTCCTGTAATTGCTCCACCTACTGGACCTGGAATTGCCATAACTTATCTCCTAGTATTTAGTTGAATATATCGGGACCTTAAAAACGACCTTTATTAGGTCGAGAACTTAATAGCCTGTCTCTCATTTTAACATACTGGTCCATCGTCATGTTTCGGATGTCATCCGAATTAAGCGTTTGGTATTCCTGTTGGTTTTCCATTGGTCCAGACGAAGGTGACGTAACTGAAACGCCTTTGATTTGGCGTGGTTGCGTCGCTTGTTGGACACTTTGAAGTATAGCAGCACTACGCTGACGGAGAATATCAACAGAAGCGTCAACCTCAGCTGGAGTGTTTCCAGACACAAGATCAATCAATTCAGGAATAATATTCTCTTGCTCTTCATGCAATTTGCGTTGACGGTAAGTCTCTAACTCACGCAATTCTCGCTCTTTATCAAGCAAAGCTTGCTGAGACTTACGCTCTTCTTCAATAGCAGAAAAACGCAATTGCCATTCAGCGTCAATGTTCTTAATCTTGGTATTAAACTCATCTTCTGTTTTTGCAAGAAGTTGCTTAGAAGTAAGTTCTTCAAATTCACGTTGTTTGCGAATTTCCTCTTCTTTACGAGCAATGCTCTGTGCTTCTTTGATAGCTGTTTCACGGTCTTGAGCAAGAACTTTAAGTTGCTCTTCCATTGCTTTTGAGCGCAAATCAGAATCTTCAAGACGTTTGTACATCTTGTCTTTTTCTTGTTTGCGAATATTCTCTACCTCTGCCTCAGTAAATATTTTACCTTGGACTGGGGTAACTTGATTATTCGGTGCTACCTGCTGTGCTGCATCATTAAATGCATCCATTGCTTGCGCAGGTATAGTGATTTCGTCTGTCTCTCGCTTTGCCATAATTTTCTCCTGTGTGTTGTTTAGCGAATATTAACGGTTATGGTATACGTGTTATTTATCTTCGTCAGGTACACGACGCTGTGCAAATCTTGCGCCATATGCCCGACTAGTCATTTTATTAATTAGATCTTCCTCAATCGGTGGAATACCACCAACACCTGGAAGCGGTCCACCCGATGAAGGATTTCCCGCACTAGATACATTAGCACCTCCAGCGGAGGTCGTTTGCATGCCAGACGCATCTGGTAGCAATCCAGTAGCAAGCATCACGGCTTGACCAATTTGAGCACGAACCATGTCCAATGCTCCTTGATCAATAGCATCATCCATAAGCTCGTCAAATATCTCAATCATCTTTTCATTAGGGAACTCTTCTCCAAGAGAGCGCAAAGCACCCTTCTTAGATTCAATACCTAATGCCATTTTTGCCTGAGCTTCATTTAACTTAATAAGAGCATCAACAGGCAAAGGCTCAGGCCAATGAATAGTTGTCTTATAAGTAGTTGGATCTAATGGGTCTAATTGCGTTAATTGATCAGCTTCTGGCATTGCAGATTGAGATGCGTCATATACCAGTAGTTCTGGTTGAAATACAGCAGCAGTTCTAATAATGATTTCGTTAAGTTTCTCAAGACCATTTGTAAAGTGGACTTTTTTCATTTGATAACGATTCATCAAAGGCTGGTACTGAATGGCTAGAGCTACTCCAGAAGTATTAGATACTGGCTGAAACTGTCCAAGAGCAGTTTCTGGAACACCAGTAATCTCGTGCATTGCACGCTTGATTAACTGGATGTATTCAAGAGCACCAGCCATTTCACCACGAGATTCCAAGTTAAATACTTGTGCATCCTTTGGTAAACCAGCCCAAACCTTCTTAGGTCCACGCTCTAATTGACTTGCTTTAGCACCAGTGATAATTGTTACTGGTGCTGCATGATAGTTAATGATGTCAGAAACTTCAGTCATCTTTTCGTTAAGTTCACGATTGAGCTGAATAACATCCCAAATGTCAGATTGTCCCCAAGGTGATGAGGTTATAGTCACATTAGGGATATGGACAACTGGAACCATTCCTAGAGGGTTAGGGTATGAATCTACTAGTTCGTCATTAACAAACTGTTGTACTGACTCATCTGTAAGTATCTCTGTAAATGTGTAAACCTGGCGAGTGCCTTCAGGAGAAGTACCCCAAAAACGATACTTAAGTTTAAAGCGCAACAACCTTTCTCGGTCATGCGGGTGGTATTCAGGAAAACAATGTGCTGGGTTTAGCGGAAGTATACGAATACGACCAGCACGCATAACTCCAGCACCGTCTGCGTAAGGTTCGTCATAAGCAACTTTAACAAAACAATCTCCAGTAACACTGGCTAATTGCCCCATTTGCCATAGCAAATAATGTTTGTTATTTTGGTTGTCCCATACTTCATGTAGAAGACGAGGGATTATTGCTTGATTCTGTTCTGGTACTTTAAACTGAATGCCTTTGCCAAAGCAAAAGTTTGTGATGAAATCCGACATTGTTCGGACATAATTCATCGTTATATTGTTATCGCCCATTTCACGACGATAAGACCAATGGTGTCCAAGGTACCAAGCCCAAGCCGCTGAGTAGCGGTTTAGGCGTGGACCATGAACCTCAAATTCTTCGTCTGCTAATTCAACCAAACCTAAAGGGCTGATAGCAACAGTTAAGTCGCTAGATGCAGCCCTATAGGAGGGTGACCAAAAATCAATAGGCATTTAAATCCTTGCTAGAAAGGTAATAAAGATATTACTTCTTTTTTGCTGGTTTTGCTGCCACTGCTTTTGTTGCTAAATCAATCAATAGTGCTGTGTTCTTGTCACCAATCTTTGTTGAAAGGTAAGATAGAGCAAATGCTGCTGCTGGGAGCAGAACTGCAACTACTTCTGTGGAAAGATTATACTTAGTTGCACCATAGGTTAATAAACCTAATAACGCTCCTTTGGCTGTTGCATCTACATGAGCTGTCTTCATGATATTACTCCTTTTTGTCGGTTTGTTAATTATACAGGTTTGCGCTTTGTTTCGTACTCCTGTAAATACGCATGATACGGTGGTCCCGTATATGGATCAAACTTAGCAGATATTGTGAGAGCTTTTATGGCATTTGTTTTTGCCTTACTCGTAGTTTGAATCTGCCCATGAGTCATGGCTTGTAAAGCGCCTAAAGCATATGAAGAACCGCTACCGACAGAGTACAAACCACTCATATCTGAATACCACGAGTAGTCGCCATCAACTAAGTATATTGTGCCATTTATAGCCATTATGATTATTGAGCCATGTTCTGCTATGTGGTCTTTATCTTCTTTATCTGGTACCGAGTAACCATGAAAGTCAAAACATTCTCGTAATGCTGGTATAAATTTGGCAGTAACAAACTGATCTAACTTTTTACCCTTGGTATGAGGAGTAGGGGTTGGGGGTTGAAAGACATGTTGCAACAGGTTAATTGCTCGTAAATCTCCAGCAGTACCCATTATGTATTTTCCGTTGATAGCTATCTTTGAAGAACTCTCACGAAGTGTTCCTATTTGTGAGATGTTCCCATCTTTGTATACATCACTAATTCTAGAGTCAGCGCAAATTAAAGCAAAGCCATCTCCTTGAATTGCAGCAATGGTTGTCACTTTTACTCTGCTTTATATTCTTTGCCTCGGTACAAAGCCCATCCGTCATAAATAGGTATTACATCATAACTGAACCTATGTGTACCAGAGTCTTCATAAGCCACTACACCCATTCCTTGTTGCCAATTTTCATAGCGAACAAGAGGACGACCATCTAAATCTACACCGCCTCTAGTAGAAGGGATAGCGCCATCAATACGAGCGAGACAACCAGGCGACGCCGCCATGATCGTTCTAGGACCATCAAAGTCTTCTCTAGTCTTGAAAGCTGTTTCAATTCTGTGGATGTGTCCATAGATTACGCTCGTTTTCTCTGCATTTAGGTATACGTGTGCCGTTGACCCTGATGACTTAACACGGTCACCGTGTATAACTCTTAGTTTTTCATTGATCCAGTAATCTGATGCAGGGTACCCTGGACGGTACTCAACACCAAACTCATCCATGCGACAAAGATATGGAACGCTTAAGACTGGCCATGAATCTGGCGTATTACCTTTTCTTAAACCATAAGCAGCACCAGCGTTAACTAGTAGATACTTTGGCA